TCATTTTGCGTTCCGCGTCTTGTCAGGAAGTGCCACCGGCGCGACCTCGGCGGCCTCCATTCCGGATAGCAAATCAGAATCAGTCACGTGCGCGTACCGTGATGTCGTGGCGAGTTCGGTGTGCCCGAGAAGCTTCTGAGCCATCTTCAAGTTGCCGGTCGCGCGTACGAGCCGCGTAGCCGCTGTGTGGCGACTATCGTGGAATCGGAAGTTCTCCACACCGGAACGGCCCTTTGTGCGGCGCCATTCTGTCTTGAAGCCTTCCATGGTGATCGGCTCGCGAGATCCTTTGGTCGCCCCAGGCCGAGGGCGCTTCACCAGATAGGTGAACACCGCAGTCTTGTGATCGTCCTTCAAGCTCCAGAGCAGGTCGTAAAGAGACTTGGTCATCGGGATCGATCGCGACTTGTCGCCCTTGCCCGTCACCTTGATTTGGCGGCCAAAAAAGTCGACATCCTTCCATTGCAGGCCGACGATTTCGGCGCGACGGCATCCCGTGAGAATGGCGAACCGGAGGGCCGGGGCATAGTCGCCCCGGATCTTGGCCATGAACGTCGCTTCTTCGTCGGCAGTCGCCTCGCGGATGCGTTCCTGCGGCTCTTTCAGGAAATGGTCTTTCCACTCGATATCTTGAACTGTCTGCTTCCAGGTGCGGCGTGCGCGGCGGAGCAGGGCGCGCATGGGCTGCGTCACGGTCCGATTGACGGTGGCAGGGGAGACATCCTCACCGCGGCGCTTGGCGATGGCCTTGGCTATGGTTGCGTCTGATATGGTGGATATCAGCGTCTGCGCGCCGATCTGATCCTGCAGCCACCCAAGCGAACGCAGGGTATCATCGCTGTTCTGGTGGTGCGATCCGACCTCGTTCCAGTACTGAGCGATAGCCGCTTTCAGGACCAGAGGCTTGCTAGCGTCGAACTGAAGCGCCTTTACACGCCGCTTTTCGTCTTCAAGGAACTTCTCAGCTTCGCGTTTCGTCGTGCATCCAGTGCTGCCTGAAAAGCGCTGGCGTCGATAACGGAAGTCGTAGGAGTATTCCGCCTGACCTGGCCTTTTGTAGACTGACATCTGCGGGCCTCCCGGAACTGTTCCAGATCTTCGGGATCATAGCGGCGCGTCTCGCGCTTCTCCCCCATACCGATATTGATGTACCGGATTTGGCCGGCGCAAGTCAGCGCGCGCAGCTGCTTTTCAGAAATGCACAGTTCTCGCGCGGCATCCGCCGGCGAAAGGAGCGCCCGGCTCGGGCTTGCGATCGTCTCTCTCGCGCTCATTCCACCCCTCCATCTGGAAGGGCGCGGAGAGCATGGAGCGCGTCTTTGATCGCGAGTCGGTATGCGTGGTCACCGGGCACGTCGATGTTATCGGCAAGCTGCTCTACCTCAACGGCAGCTATGCAACGCTCCTTGGTCGGTCCGTCAATTTCACCGGGTGCGAGGATCCGCACAGGGATAACATCAAAGTCGGCACCGGCAATCATACGGCCAGGGTCAGGCTTTTCGAAGAAAACATGCTGCTGCCACTCACCGGTCTCCCGATCGCGCAGCATCCAGGCATCCCTTGCCGTCATGGCTGCTCTCCTGATGGAAGGGCGCGGCCAAGCGCAGCCATGAATTCATCTGGCAAGTTCACATTGGCCGGCGCGTCGTCGAACATGGGCGCGATCTGCTCCGGTGTGTAACCGGCAAGCCCGCAACCGATGGGCGTAAGCTGGAACGTCAGTTCTGAATGCTCTCGTGCGAAGCGCTTGAAGCGGTGCGCATAATTGCGAATGCGGAACAGCGGCAATGTCTGGATCCGCTCATCCTTCGTCGGGATGGCGTAGCTGTTGCCCTGATAGCCTTCACCTTGGCCGTATATAGCCCCACGATGCTGCTTGGCCCATAGAGCCGCACCCTTGCCATGGCGACCCGCAAGATTGCTGCCGAAGACGAAAACCGGATCGCTCATTCCCCTTTCTCCCCTGGCTGGAGAGAGGCGCGGGCAACGACTTTCAACACGTCATCATATTTGCTTTGCCAGTGCTGCGTGTCCTTGCGTGCTTCATCGCGCTCTGCGGCGAGGCGGTCGCGCTCGGCTTCGACGGCTGCACGACCGATAGCGGCTTTCTGATGCATGTTGGACTTGGATCGCCAAACGTCGCGTTCGTATTTCAGCCGCTCGATTTCAGTACGGGCGTTTTCCTCAGCTTCGTTTGCTTTCTCCCTTGCCTCGGCAAGATCGCGCGCTGCTATGTCGGCGCGCGATGCTGCGCTTTCCCACATGCTGTAATAGCCGGTGCTCTTGGTCACTTCGTCGGCAAGCTCGCGCTCTAGCTGGGCTATGCGGGCGTCGAGTTCATCCCAAACTTCGAGGAACGCTTTTCCGCTCATCGCCCTTGCTCCGCTTTGAGGGCTTCGCGGCCTGCGTCGGTGATGACGAGCATGAAACCAATCTGCTCAACAAACTGTCTTTCGCGAAGTTCGCTGGCAATTCGGTCCGGCACGAATTGAACGGCAATGCCGTCTGGCGCGTCCGCTATACGCGCCAACATCTTCATTGTGTAGAAATCGCGGGTTCCGGCCATCACTCGCCCTCCGGTTTGACGGCTGGGGCGGCGGCAAGCGCGAGGTTCCAGCCATCGATGAAGCTGGACCGAGCGCTATTCTGGTAGCCCTTTGCGCCGGCTCGGATCATCTCTTCAGTCGGCACCACCGGCACCAGCCGCCATCCATCAGCCGGATGGGAGAGGGCGGCGGCGATTTCATCTGCAATGAGGAACAGTTCTTCCTCGCCCTTGTCGATGCCCTGACCTTTCGGCGTGCACATGTCCACGAGCGGATATCCCGATGAAGCGTCATCGGCTTCCGAGAAATTGTACATGCGATAATCCCGAAGCACCGCAAGGATGGTCTCTCGCAGGCCGTCCGGCTTCGCCTCCACCGCCCCGTCTTGTGTGGGGACGGGGTTGGCGTAGAGTGGAACGCAGTCAGCGTGGAGAGTTCTTGCCGCGTCGCGGGCATGCTGTTCCCGTTCTGCCGGGTAGAACCACACTGTTTTGTCATCGATGCCGCTGCGAGGCGCGTTCGACAGTCCTCGCGCTACCATGGCATTATGGACCATGAAGGCCACAGGCGCCGCGTCCGCCACCGGTTCCGGCTCACTGGCGGGGACGGGTAGTGGCGAATGCTTCGGCTTAGCTGCCTGCTTAGCCCTGATCTTCTCGACTTTCGTCCAGATGCGGGCGAGTTCGGTTTCGCCGGCTTCGTGCATGTCGAGTTCATGGGCGAGGCAGTAGGCGGCGAGCGTAACCATGACGCCACCCACCTCTTGCGACGGCTCGCCCTTGTCGCGAGACCACACGTAATCGCGCAGCGACAGCACGCGGGCAGGGTCATAGCCGCCCGATTGCAGAAGCTCAAAAACCTCCTCAAGGAAGCGGTCGCCGCGCTCTACCCGGTCGTTGCTGATCTCCTCGCCGAAGCAAGCCGTCATCCACGGCTGAACACGCGCCTGGAATGAGGGAGCCGGCTCACTGGCGGAAGCCGTGAGGGCTGAGAGATAGGCGCGGATGGCAGGCTCCAGACTGTCAAGCGGCCAAGCCGCATCACGAGCCTTGCGAGCCGCTTCTAGCGCTATTGAGTCAAGCGCCTTCACTGCTGTCCCTGTCATTGTGCGGACCTTCCTTCGGCTTTGGCGGCCGCTTCGCGAAGGAATTGAGCGGCAGCGGCCTCGCTCTTGTGAAAGGCGATGACGCCCGCCATCAAGCCGATGACAGCGGACGCCTCTCCAAGCGGATCAGCCGACTTGCTCACCCGGCGCAAGAGTTCGATGTTTTCTTCGGAGACGGCCATGGCTCAAACCTCCACCACAACGATCTTGCTCGGGTCGACCATGGCCGAGAGCGTGTTTAGCGGACCCTCGCGCCTACCTTGGGTGCCTTCCTCGACGGAAATGGTGTCGCCGTAGGCGGCTACTGCCTTCGCTGCGGCGGCTACGAAATCGGCGTTGGCTTCGACCGGAGTGGGCATGTTGGGAAACTGCCGATAGCCTTCCTGGGAGAAGGCGTCATTAGTCGGGCCATGCGCAAGCTCATGCGTCCAGATCGGCGCGCCGAAGAGATGTGAGGCGATCTCCTGCATGGCGCTGTAGTTGATGCCGTCGCAGAGACCGATGCCGGTGATGCAAGAAGCGACGTGCAGGGTAGGAAATGTCTTTGCGGTCATGAGCGTGCGAGCCTCATCAGTGGCGGTAACGGCAACGGATCCAAGGCAGATTTGTCGATCCGCGGTTGTTTAGGAGATTTGGCGAAGCCGGGGCCTTGCATCTTCTTCTTCGGGCTGCCCAAGCTGAACCGCTTGTCGATGACGGCATGAACCTTTGCTCTGACCTTGGCCTCGGCTTTGGTCTTTGGCTTGTGTGCCTCTTCCTCACGCAGCGCCTGCAGATTGCTTTCCCGGTTCTCACCGCCAAGCCAGAGCGGCACCTTGTGATCGAAGCGCGGCTTGTTCTTGTCGTCGAAGGGCAGGCCAGTCAGGGCGCAGCGATAGTCCTGGCGATCGAGGATGCGCCGCTGACACGCCTTTGAAGGGCGGGTGTCATCTGTGCGACCGATCCATTCCTCTACGGAGCGCGCCATCAGTCCAAGAACCTCGTGCTCGGCGCCACCTGCTCATTGCTGGTGATGGTGACTGCCTCGCCAGCCCTAGGAACGATGGTGATCGCGATTTCGCCAGCTACGGGCTGAAACAGCATTGAGCGGCCGTGTAGCTTCTCACCGTCCCACTCCCAAGCCGCGCTTCCGAAGACATACCGACCGGGCGCGCAAGTGGTTATGTCTGCCTTGCGTCCGACATAGCTCACCGATTTGAGCCGGGCCTTTTGGTCTTCCGGCAGGAGGTCGAATACCTCGGGATAGTGGGTTTTGAGATCGGCGATGAACTTTGGGATTTCCTTGTTCTGGTAGTCGTGGATGGGACCGCCGAACAGCGCGTATGGAACAAACGTACAGACGCGCTCCAGGAGTTCGGTCGTCATCTCCTCTTCGGGCACCCACTTCGATTTCAGCGGGCTTTTCCCTTCGTCAAAAAGTGCCGGCGTCATAAACGAGTAGGGCAGGTAGAAATGCCCATGTGTCTTGAACACCCGATTGTAGGCAGTCAGGGATTTGAGGCGGTCAAGGAAACCTTCGTTCCGCTTCCGCCACCCTTCGAGCGTCGAAAAGTAGGACCGCGAGTTTCTGGTTGGACCTTCCGTGCCCGACTTTCGACCGAACTTGCATGGCGAAACGGAGCCGCAATGCAGGCATGAGTTTTCCTTAGCCAGCAGATCGCAGGTTTCCGGCTTCTCGCAGTACAATTCGAACAGCGCTGTGCGCTTCGACTGGCCCTTGAAAAGGTTGTTCGCTGGATTGCGGATCCACGCATCGATTTTTTGCATCAGAGCAAGCCCTCCAGGTATTTGCGAGCCGCCTCGGCTCCGAGCTCGCCCTTCGCGACCTTTTCAGCAGTCGACAGGCAGGCCTTCACGAAATCCAGATCGTTCGGCAGGTCGGCCTTCCACCAGTCCTTCATTTGCTCGAGGAGGTCGCGGCGGCCGGCGACGTCCAGATCGGGATCGGTCGCCGTGGTCATGAACGCCTTGATGCAGTCGGCTCGGGTGCGAGTAGGTTCGGAGGAGGATGCTGCCGCCGAACCATTCGACGGCTTCTCCTGTTCGGACGCAGGTGCATCCTCCTCCTCATCAGCCTCATCGGCTGGTTCAGATAGGTCGGCAGCGACGGTGCTCTCGGGGGACGGGGATTTGCCGTCGCTGCCGTTGTCGTCGGCGGGGGTGTCCGACGATTGGGAATTGTCTTCGGTTTGGCCGCTGGCAGGCTCGCCGGTGAGCGCAGCGGTCTCGCGGGTCACATGCGCCGCGTCGAAGCCTTCAACGTCATCAGACGGCCCTGGAGCGGCAAGCTTCGCCACTTGCAACCGCTGTTGCAGGGATGGGCGAGGATCAGGGGCTTGCGACAGGTCATAAAGGTCGTTGTCGCGCTGGATGAGGTCGTGCATGTCGGCTGAGAGTGGAAGACGCTTGGCGAGCCGTCGGATCGCCGACTTCTTCGCCATTTCCTCCCACCATGTTGCCCACGGTCCTTTGTCCTTCGACCGCGACACACTCCGAATTTTCTCGATATCGCGAGGCGTCAGGGTTTCGACGTAGACAGCGCCGTCTTTTGTCTTTGCAAGCGCGAAAACCTGCCGGATCGTCTCGAAATCGGGATGCTCTGCCTGCTCGTAGTTGACGTGTTCACCGTCGTCATCGACCCAAGCACGGAAGATGTCGCCGCCATAAACAACCTTGGCGGTGACCATGGCAATTTCGCCTGACTGGTGCATCTTCTTGATGATGCCGCCTATCATTGGCATCCACTGGACCGCGTTGCCGTAGACGTCCTTTCCGCGATCGTCCTTTCCGATCTTCGTGTTGAAAACGACGAATGCACCCTCACGCTTGTCAGGCATAAGGCCGTCCTGGGCGGCGCGCATCGCCGATTCCAGAAGAGATTTGCGATCGGCCTTCAAAAGAGCAGGGTCGCTGAGCACTGCCGTCAGGACAATGCGCTGAAACCTCTCGGGCTTGATGTGCTCGGGCAGGGCGGCGACAAACTGATCTGCCATCCGAGTGAGTTCGTCTCGGAACCTTTGCTGTGGCGAGACGCTCCGGTCAGCTTCTATGGTTGCAACATGGTTCACGCTGCGCTCCTGGCTTCTGGAAGGGTGCTGTCGTTCTCGTGGTGATCGGTCCACCACTTCGGCGCCGACCACGTGAAGGTGCTGTCGGCGTAGGTCGGCCAATCGTTCTCGGCCAAGCAGCGGGCAAAGATGTCGATCGCCCGACGGTTCAGCCGCATCGCCGTGTAGATGTCGCCGTTATCCAGCGGCTTGATGTTGAAGGCGTAGGGATAGGTCGTCTCGACAAAGAGCAGGACGGCATCATTGACTTTGGACGAGCCGACGGCTTCCAGGCTGCTGATCGCCAGCGCCATCTGCTGCAGGTAGCCGTAGTTGATGATCGACCGGCTGATCGCGACCTGTGATGCATCGGAACACGTTTTCAGGTCAGCAATGATCGTATCGGCCGGGATGCTGTCAGGTCGGGACTTGAGATAGACGCCCGTCTTGTCTTTGGTGATGATCGACCGCTCGATGCGACCGCGCAGAAGATCGACGGCGACCTGGCTCTTGCTGATCCGGTCGGCCATGCCGTGAATATCGTCGACCTGGGATTTCAGGAGGACGGTCTTGCCTTCGGCTTTGCGCTTGGCGAGCCATTCCTTGCAGACCGTCGCGTTTCCGCTCCACGGCTTCCATTTGCCTTCATCGTCTTCGTACTTCTCGGGCCGAACGACATAGTCGTCTCGGAAGCCATCTTCTGACAGAAGCAGAGTATGAACGGCCCGGCCGAAGTCGAGCGCCGGTGTGCTATCGTCTTCCGGGCGATCTGGGTTAAGGTACGAACTGCCCCAGTAGTGCAGGGGCGAGCGGTTCTCGATTTCCCGCAACCCACTGGAGGAGATCGACGGCGCGACAGTCAATTGGCTGTGGTAGGCGTCCATCGCGATCTTCCGGTAGATGCCCGGCTCCGAGATCGGCTTGCCATCCCACAGGCGTTCGCCGCGGAACTTGCCAGCGATGCCGGCCGCCAGGTCGCCGATGCTCTCGAACTTGTCTTTGTCGATGTCGACGTGAGTGTTCATCGTGACCTCACGACGAGATGAAGGGCCCAGAGGCTGACGATCCACCCGGTGCCGATGAACTGGCGGCCGATCTCGTGCTCGTAGATGCCGTTGGCGATGAGTGCGATGAGCAGGGTCATGCGTCACCGCCTTTCGCGCGCTCGCGGAGTAAAGCGTCAGCCATGCGATAGGCCTGTTCGGCGCAATGGGCCTTGTAGGTCGATTTCGTGTGCCGATCAGACTGGCAGGCGGTAATGGCTGCCGGAATGATCTGACCGGCGAACCAGTCGCGCAAGGTCATGCCCTGCCAGCCGTTGTCGCCGAACCCGGGAATGGAGACTGGGAATGCGGGGCCACCTTCGCTGGTGATTTCGGCCAGGGTCTTGCTCATGGAAGGTACCTATCCAGTTGGCACGCGAGATCGATCAGGCCGAGCAGGGCGGCGCAGGTGATGCGGGGGTGGCGAACGAGGTAGTTGCAGCCCTGGGAAAGCGCTTCGTCAGCGTAGGTCAGGAATTGGGCGACCGGATCGCTCGCGTGGGGCAGCTCAATCCGGCCATTCCCTCCGAACCGATGTAAGTCGCCCACGGTTCGGGAATGCTGCTTCCGCCACGGTACGCCTGTTGTCCTGGCATAGCGAGGGAATTCGAGGACGCGCATCAGAAGAACCCTCCGCGCTCCGACGGCGCCGCGATCGGCTTGATCGGCTTCGCCCAGATGAAATTCTCGATGGACTGAGTACGCTCGACGCCTGGCACCGATGCTCGGAGGTCCGCTTGGCTTTCACCAAGGCAGGCGTGGACTTCGACGACTTCCCACTTGTTGGTGCGGATGAAATTGTCTTCGTCGGCAGTGCCATCTTCAGGGATGCACCACTTTGCCCAGTAGTAGCCGACGGACTGCGGAACGGTCGGCTCAGCCTTGGCCATGCGGGGCTCTGTGCGGTTTTCGTAGCGCATCAGTTCGCCTCCGCTTCTTCGTCAGCGGCGCTTTCAAGGTCGGCCAGTGTCACCAGTGGGCTATCGACCGTGCCGGTCCATCGCAGTGCGAGCAGCGAATGTTGGTCTGGGTGGACCAAGGGCCGGTGTTCCAGTCGTTGCCGTGCTCCCAGACATAGCCGCTGCTCTCGTAGCAATGCGGGCATGGGGCTTGGCCGGGATAGCTATGCTCGGCGCTGGTGCTAGCTTTCCAAGGGCAAGGAATCTCCTCGCATTGGCTTGGCGATAAGTCGCCGCAATAGGGGAATCCATCCATCGGATGCGGCCCGTGATCCTCACCGGTCAACTGGCGAAGCTTGTCGCCGTCGACTTCAAGAGCCGCCATCATTTCGCGGTCCCAGGTCATCACGCAGCCCTCGCTGTGCGGCGCTCGGCCATGTCAGCCAATGCTTCGCTCAAAGCTGCGTCGAAAGTGGCACCGCTGCCGTGTGCGCAACGTCCTTCCCAGTGCAGGAAGACCGAGCAATATCTTTGCTTCCTCAGGCTGATCGACACAGAGACGTAGTCCAGCCGGTGTTCGGCGCAGAGGTCGCGGAGGGTCTGTTCCATCATGCGTCCTTTCCGAGCAGCGCGTCGCACCGGTCCAAAGCCCGCTGGTAGACAGCGCTGGCGTGATCGATGCTCGTTTGCGTGGGCTTGAGATTGGCGGCGACGTCGTCGCGCCAGATGCTGATCCAGGCGCCGAGTTCGGTGATGCTTTCGCGGATAGAGCGGACCTGAGCTTGGTGTGCGGAGTGTCCCATCAGGAGCGCCCCTCTGCCTTGGCGATCGCCGCACGAACCTCTCGTCCAAGCTCCGTGATCTCCGTGCGAGGGAAAACCCAACCGTCTTCGCGCAGTGGCTCAAGTTCGCGGATGAGACCAAGGCTAACCATCTCGCGCCGGACAGCAGGCCAGGTATGGGTCGTCGACCAAGTTCTTGGGCCGTCTTTCGTGAGACGAAGTTGCTCTGAAAGCAGGGGTATACTGCCCGCGCGGCGATCCCAGTTTCGAATGCCCTCCATTGCAGAGGCAACTGTGGGCGGGGCAAAGATGCCAACGCGTACAGGCTGATCGGAGGCCATCACGCCGCCTCCCTTTCGAGAACCCGATCGCGCAAAGCATTGCCCTGCGTGTTGAGCTTGGTCTCGGCATCATTCGCGATACGGCCAGCGAGCGAGCGCGAAAGCGGATCGCCGCCGAACAGGCTGCAGCCGTCGACATAAACCGCGTCGATCGTGATCAGGCCGTCGCGGGCTACAGAAAGCTCAATCTCGCACTCGAAGTCGGCGATCAGGTCGATCTCATGGATCTCGTCGCGGATGGTGGTGCAGAAGGGAAGGCGCATCGTCGTCCTCATCGTTTCCGGCAGATCGGCGGTCCAAGGAGGGGCGCTTCTTCGTGCTCGGCTGATGAGTTGATATAAGCACAGCTTTAAAATACATGCAAGCAGTGCTTTAAAAAATCATCAGCATGGCTTACAAGGGCTGCATGCTGATCAGGAACGACAACGGCGAAGCCGCAGCCGCCTTCTACGACAAGCGGCGGCGCTGGCTGGACTATGTGTGCGAGTTGGACGAGTTGTCGGACCGAGCGTTTCGCGTCGGCTACTGGTTGGCCAAGCGCATGAATGGCCGTGACCAGTGCTGCTGGTATCAGCACGATCAGATCGCCAAAATTCTGGGAATGTCAGTCGACAAAGTTGCTCGTGCGATCCAGGAACTGGAGGGCAGGGGCGTGTTGATCGTGGTTAGAACTCACCGCAAGCCGAACAGCTATTCGATCCGACTGCCGTTCGAGTTCTAGGGCCGCAGATTTGCGGGTCAATTGGGCCGCAGAATTGCGGGTCCAATATATAAAGCTGAATCTCTAAAGGTTAGCTCTGTAGATATCATGCTCTGAGGGGAGTCTAGATAGCTCTAGCGAGAGAGGGGCAATGAAGGCAGTTGTGTTGGTGCTTCTGGTGATCATTGGGTTCATGGCGAACCAACTCGTCGTGATCGAAAATCAGCGTTACGCATTGATGGTCGGGATGTGCAAAAGCGCAACGTTAGCGGTGCCCGATGCAAACTGCCTCTCGCAGGTTCAGACTAGAACTTCCTGGCTGTGGCACCTGTACTACGGGCTGACATACCGACCCTGAAACGAAAACCCCGGCCGGAGCCGGGGTCTTGCTTTATTCGTTCACTTCTCGAAGCTTTCTCAATTCAGCTTCGAACGTTCGCTTAAACGCTCTTGAGGCTAACCCCACTGTTTTCCTGGTCGCTTGTTCCAGTACGCGCTTCTGTTGAACTAACGAGTCACTTCGCTGCGATTTCGTGCGATTGCCGGTTACCGCTTCCCGGCGCTCAAGCATTGTTGACATCGGGTCCTCCAGGATTTGCCTTGCGACTATGCTCATAAAAATACCCATTCACAAAGCGGAGATTTCGATCAGGATTGAAATAGTGCTTGCGTTTGATCCACACAAAACCATCTCCCTTAGAAATCACGGCCACGTCGATCGCGCCGCCTACCGTTTCCAACTCGCGGGAGACGCGACGTTGTAAAGAGGTCAAACTCACTAGAGATTCCGCTAGGTTAGCGAGTTCGTCTTTTGGCAGGCTCATTGCCATCTCAATAATAGGTGACGCGAAGTACTCGCGGCGATGTCGTTCGTGGCCTTCCCAGAACGCATGGACGGCAGCTTGAGTTGCATTTTCGATGGCTGGAGCAACTTTGGCCAGATCCTCGTCCGAATGACCAAGTAACTTCGCGGCGTTAACTACGCTGTTGAGAATCAGTTCGCCAACGCTCTCATGGATTAGCATCGAGTAAGCTGGATCTATGCCTTGCATGAAGCGTTCAACCATGTCGGTTTGAGCGAACGGAAGAATTACCCCGCTGTCCCGACGTGTCATATCGTGCTTATGCGTTTCCGCAATTTTCAAGCGGCCGCCAAGAATGCCGTCGACGTCGAATGAAATGAGCGACGGGAGCAGATCTCGTTCCCCGAAACCGGCAATAACCAGGCCGGTCGCCGCTGGGGATGCCAGCATTCTTCGGATTGATGTCTCGCATAATTTTCGAGCTAGTGCTTGGTGGCCCAGTGCATGTCGCATCATCCCATTCGAACATGCCGAGTCTAGAGTGCCGGAAATGCGAGCGCTGATTGGTCCCCATTCCGCTTCAGTCAGAAACTCGGGCGCCGCCTCAAGTTCCGCTATGTACGCTAGGGCGAATTGCTCAAACTGCTTCGCGAACTCTTCTTGGTTCCTTGTCCCTTGGAACGCCTCTTGGGACACATTGATCAACGACGACTGAGCTATGGCTACAGCTACAGCATCCTCGTCGGATTGACCAAAGGGGAAGAATTCCTTCAGGAATTTTGTGAAGTTGTCGGCCCAATCGAACACAGTTGGGAAAGAGACGTTTGGCGTCTTTCGTCTATATTCCTTGACGATCGTCTCCCAGGGAAAGCCGATAAATTCAGCGTTCCCATAAATCATCGCACCGACAGGCTCGGTTTTGGAAAGAGAGAACAGTTTATCGACAGTGTCGTAGGTTTTCTGCCTGCCGCTTTGCGTCAATGTAACTTTGCTGTCAGTAGCCAGCGCTACCGCGCTTTTGTTAAGGATAGCGATTTCGGCTGTCATACTCCCCCAAGCCCCTAATTCCCCTTGGAATGGGGTAAGCAATACTTGCTGAGTCGTCTAGTGCTGGTAGCCCAATGCACGGTTTTGGAGATAATTGACGTGCGTTCTTCGCATGTAACTTGCGGAGGAGAGATGTCGCGGGCGATTTGGAGTGGTGTTAACAACCAGCTACTTCCTGAAGGTACTTGTCAGGAGCCTCAGCGGGCGGACACCGGCACCCCTCGTTGACTCCCTGCGGCTAGGACGCGTTTCCTATCGGCCATCAACAACGATGCCGTGGGAGGCAACAATGAGTGCAATGTTCGTAGTCCAGTCATTCTCCACCGGGAAGCGCGGCCAGCTCCAGGCCGACAGCCCGATCCAGGCTCAAAATACCAGCCACGCTCGATCAATGGCTCAGCGCCTCGCGGTCAGGAAAGCGCTTGTCGTGGCCTTCATGCGTGAGGGTGATCCGAAAACTGGTGAATGGGACGATGCCAAGCTGATCGATGCGTTCGGCGAGATTCCCGACGAAGTACGTGAAATGGATCGGGTCTAGGCAGGTGAGGGCGGGGAATGGCCATAAAGGTCAAGCGGCGCCGGAGTGCGCGAGACGCGACGATTGATCAGCTACGTTCGATCGCTGAAAGCGAAGCCGCGGCAAACATTGTCATGGCAAAAGTGCAGCAGGAGGCAGAACTGATCGCCCAGCGGATGGAGAAGATCCACGGAGGAGTTTGGAGTGTGGCGATCAATCATCGCTCTTGTTTCGTCCTGATCGCCCGGGACGGCGATTGATCGCCTCCACCCTTTCGGTGATCAAGTCGACTACCTGATCAATGTGTTCGGCCTTCAGCTTCAAAACTTGGCCGAGAACCGCCCAAAGTTTTAAGACGACCTCGCTGACGGGCCTCTGCAATGGCTGGCGCATTTCAGGGGCCTGGGGATCGTCGAGATAGACCAACTCGCCTTGGCTTAGGGCCCTGGCATCGACGTTCAAAAAGTCTGCGACAGCGAAGAAGTTGTTCGCAGAGATCGAATTCTGGCCGCTTTCCCAATTGCCGACCGCGCCGACCGTTGTCCCGATCGCTTCGGCAATCTCACGCGATGACCCAATTTTGCGGTGCTCACGGGCCGCTTTGATCGCGGCACCGATCTTCACATTCAGAGGATCGCGCTCTTTGGTAGCCATGAAACGCTTTTCGCAAGCGCTGCTTACATTTTCCATTTAAGTATTGCTTGCAATCTGATTAAAGCTGTGCTTATAAACTCGGGCATGAGCACGATCGATGTTCCCACTCCCCTTGATGAAGCAGTCGCAGCGGTTGGCGGTGCCAGTGCCCTTTCCAGGCATTTGCAGATCACGCCGCAGGCTGTTGTGCAGTGGAAGAAGTGCCCGGCAGATCGGGTGCTCGAAGTCGAGCGGCTGAGCGGGATTTCCCGCCATGCTCTCCGCCCCGACATCTTCGGTCCGGCACCGGAGCAGGCCGCATGAGTGAGATCATCTTTCTCATTCAAGCCGTGGCTTTGGCGGGATGCGCGATCAGCGTTCTGCTGATGTCGATTGTCTTGCGGCGCTGTTTCGCTTCCGTCGAGCATATTCGGAACCGCAGTTTCACCTGCATTGACGAAGACGGCGGCATGAACAGGAAGAGGGTCTCGGAATGACGGTCCGAGCTTCCCAGCCAGAGCTGATTGCCCTTCGTGCCGGCAGGAGCCACGGTGAGATATGTGGCAGCGTCGCTGGTCAGCTTTGCCGTCTCGGTCAAATCCAGCCGGACGATATCGTTTCCGGCACCGTCGTTCACCCTTGTAGCATCGAAGAAATTCACCAGTTTCGCTCCGCTCGGAGCCAACAGGGAAGCCTTGTCTGCTTTCCAGTGAACCGTCGATTGGTTGAGAACCTTTATCTCGACCAGGTACCAGTTCGGCGTGTCTTCGGGGGTGATTTCGACCGAGATGGCCGGATAGTCTGCGTATTTTTGCTGGCGATAGACAAGCCAAGCAATGACACCAGCCCCGAGGGCGCCCACTGCGCCTATCACGCTCGCCCCAAGCGTTCCAACCGCAATCCAGTCCATCGAATCCTCCCGGCCCTCGCATATCAAACCACGGCATCGGTGCGCCTCCAAGATCGAGGTGTCGCATGATCACCTACCAGGACATCAAGTCCGGTGCGGCTTCGTTCACCAGCGCCGATCAGTTCAAGGGCCGGCATTCGGAAGACGTGAAGGACTGGGACCTCGAACCCACCGATATCAAGCTCGACCAGTCGGCACAGCCACGCGAGAGCCTGAACAACGACCGTATCGCCGAATATGCGGAAGCCATGAAGGCAGGGGACCAGTTTCCGCCGCTGACTGTATTCCACGATGGATCGACCTACTGGCTCGCCGACGGCTTCCATCGCCACTACGCCGCGCAGCATGCCGGACGGAAACACATTCGCTGCTATGTCCGCCAGGGCGGCTTGCGTGACGCGATCCTCTACAGCGTCGGCGCGAACGCGAAGCATGGGCTGGCGCGGTCGGATGAGGACAAGAAGCGCGCTGTGATGCGGCTGCTGGACGATCCCGAGTGGTCGCTGTGGTCGGACCGTGAAATCGCCCGCCGCTGCCACGTCAGTGACAAGACGGTCGCCAAATACCGTCCTGCCGTATCTGCGGATGATCCGCAGATAGAGCGCAAGGTGCAGCGCGGCGGCACAGTCTACACCCAGAAGGTGCTCAATAAGCGCGCCACCGCCGCGCCAGCGTACCAAGAGGGTGGTGGCGAAAAGCAGGAAATCACCTCGCAAACCGTTGTCCAGAAAGGGGACGAGGGTGGTGCGCTGCCGGAAACACCGGTCGAGGAAATCACCCCGCGCAACATCCGTGATGAACTCGTCGCCTTGTGGAGCGAAGCTAGCGCCGAAGACCGGAGCGGCTTCATCGCTCACCTGCGCGTCCTCGGCTATCGGATCGAAGTCAACGCAGGAGGCGGCGATGTAGACCGCAGCGCGATGCGCGCCAGCAGCGCCGTGGAAGTCGGCGCAACCAATTCGCCCGATGGGGCAGACGAGACAGGCCGGTTCGAATCCGGCTCGCTGACCGAGATCTTGGTGAAACCGCAGGTTCGAGTCCTGCCCGGCACGCCTATTCAGGGTGCTAAGGGAGGCCCCACCGGTATGGGGTGGTCTGACGGCGTGGAAAGACACGCACCCAATTCCAATCCGCAACCGAACACCCCCTCGGAAGCGGAGAAGGCCGAGGCGGAAACCCCTCCAACCGTCTCGGCCGCCCCTTTCAACAACCCACGCTGTCAAAATCCAGAGACCTGTCATCTCGCCCATACTCGAAACGAGTGTTTCGACTGCAATTTGGCTTGGTCTAAGCGACCGAAGGACGAGCAGGTCAGGCTCTGGGCTGAGGCGGTACAAGCGGCGAGGGCAGCATGATCAAGCGGTTGTCTAGCGAGGAAAAAGCGGAAATCGCCCGCCGATATCAGGCGGGTGAGACGAGCTTGGCTCTCGGAAGCGAGTACGGCATCCATCATGCCTTCGTGCGGACGATCTTCCAGCGTTCCGGTATGGGCAGAGATCGTGCAGAACGGTGCAGCAAACGAGCGGCCATCATCGCCGCTCTTGAAGCCGACAAAACCAAGACAGACAGCCGCGTCGCGATAGAGGTCGGATGTAGCCGCCCATACGTCTATCTGGTGCGGCAAAGCATCGGCATTTTTCGCAATCGAACCAGTAAGCATCTCTTGATCGAACTCTCCGATTGCAACGCGTTGCTGTTCCAGGAAGCGGCGCGCCGGCGCGGAATGGCTGTCACGCGACTTGCCGCCAAGATTCTCGACACAGTGGCGACAGAAGGCATGTTCGATGCCGTTCTCGATGACGTCGAGGCCGCGGCATGACCTCCCTATCCGAAACTGCAGCCGAACTGATCCGCACCGATCCTGCATTGGCGAATGAGGTTGCGAGGCAACTGGCGCCGTCGGTGGGCGGCCTGACTGAGCGCCAAGCTGAAGCATTGGCCTTCATCCGCTCATATTCGGCAGAGCGCGGTGTCACGCCGACATTCTCGGAAATCATGAACGAGCTCGGGCTGCATTCAAAAGCCGGAGTGCATCGGATCCTGACCGCTCTTGAGGAGCGCGGGTTCATCGAGCGCATGCCCAAACGGGCACGGGCTATCTCATTGAAGGCGGCAGCATGACGACCTTGGTCATCACCCATCTATTGGCCGTAGCAATCGGCGCTGTCGGGGCCGGGGCCTATGCGCGCCGCCAGATCGTGAAGATCAAGCGAGACGACCTTTCGTTTCGCGTGGCGCCGGTTGTTCTGCATTCCGTTGAAGACGCTGCGCGTCGGGTAGGGGCCTGATGCGAACGGGTCATCATCATTGTGGGCCTGAGGCCTTCTCCCCATGGGGGAAGCAAATGCTTCTGCCCCGTATCGTCCAACCTCTTTCCGTATCCCTTGCCGGGGCCACGGAAATTCCAACTGCGCCGGCTTCCGACCTTCCAACTTCTGAAACTGGCGCATCGTTTACGACCTTCATTCCTGCCTTCGACTTCCAGCCTCGGCGCCTTGGCGTGCGTGCTGGCTACGTCACCAACGTAGCCAAGGAAGGAACCCAGGATCATGGGGAATCGAACCCACAAACGCGGGGAACAGCAAATGTCTAGTGTCGCTGATGTCGAACGCGCCCGGGACTACGTCCGGCGCATCGGCGGACCGGGGAAGGGCGTCGCGATCATCGACGCCGCCTACCGCCTGCTCGAGGACCTGTTTCCCCATGAGAGAAGCCCAAAGGATCAATGGACGCTGCGGCGGGTCCGATCCTTTTGGGAGCGTGACGCAGCTCACGTCAAATTCCGGGAAATGCTCGAACTGCATCACGCGGCGGCGCACGTGGTGGAAGAGAAAATTCGGCTCCAACACGCGAGGAAAGAACATGCCGCATTCATCAAGGAAACCACCTCTGTTCGTTCGCTCATTGAGTTTGAAGACGAGGCTTTCCTTAGCGATGCGCTTGCGGACCGTCGCGGCCTCGCTGGCCGAATGGATCGCCCCGGAATTGAGGGCTGATCCCGATGAATGATCAAGCCAAGTTCTGGATGGTCTACGGCATCGGGCAGCAGCAGCCGACCGTCCGCCACAAGACATTCGTATCTGCACGGACGGAAGCTACGCGTCTGGCTCGCTTCAATCCCGGCATCGACTTCTTCGTTCTCGAAACTGTCGGCTCCGCCCGGAAAGTCGATGTCGATTTCACCGACATGCGCCGCGCCGACGAGCGCTGCATGGATGACGAAATCCCATTCTGAGGAGAACACGCATGGCAAAGAAACCAGCAAAGGCCGACCTTGGCCACAACAGCGAGCGCGAGCAGTGGGAGGAGCAGCAGTTCCTCAATGGCTTCCGCCAGATCAAAGAACACGAAGCCGACATGGCCGGCACGAAGGGCGAGATGGCCGGCGTCTACAAGCGGCTGGAAAAGCTCGGCTTCACCAAGGCTGATTTCAAATGGGCGAAGGAACTCGAAGACGAGGACGCGCCCAAGATCATCGAGACCATGCGGCGTCGGCTGCGCATTGCGCGATTCTTCGGCCATGGCGTCTCGCGTCAGATCGAACTGTTTGAGAGCGATCGGACGCCTGCAGATGAACGCGCCTATGGCGAAGGTCTCGCCGCCGGCAAACTGCGCAAGGACAACGCCAATCCCTATGGCGCCGACAGCAAGCAGGGGCAGGCCTGGCAGCGCGGTTTCAACGAGGGAACGGAGTTCATCAACAAGGAACTCGCCGGCAAATTCGATGAGGACGGCGGTTCGGAACTGATCTCGGGCGCAGATCCGTTCGAGCCCGAGCCTGTCACGGAAGCTGCGGAGTAACCCCCATGGGCCTCATCCTCGACTTCTTTACCCGCAACTTCCCCGATGATGACATCGACGCTGGCTTTGAAGCCGAGGTCGAGAAGCATCTGACTGCGTTCCATCCGAAGTGCGAGCCGACCATGCTCGACAAGGCAGCAACCATCGTCACCGACACGCTGGAACATGCCCATACGCTGAAGGTGCGGCTGGAGCGCGAGATTGCCGAAAAGCAGGAGCTTCTGCGCCAGGCCAACGTCGTGATCGAGGTTTTCGGCCCGAACCTGATCAAGCTGGAGGAGCGGGTCGATCCGCCTGTCGCAATCGCATCGCGTGCCAAGCGCGGCAAGCCACAACTCGCAGCGGCGGAGTAGGGCGTGTCCATCCATCCCGACTATCAGCAGTTCCTTCAGGCGAAGATCAAGGTTGCGCCGGCAACCGGTTTCGAGATCGATGACGCCGAAATCAATCCCGACCTGGCGCCGCACTGCCGGGCCATCGTGAAATGGGCGCTTGCTGGCGGCCGTCGCGGCATTTTCGCCGCCTTCGGCTTGCACAAAACCTCGATCCAGCTGGAGCTTATGCGCCTGATCGGCAAGTTCGTCGGCGGCCGTCGGCTGATCGTGCTGCCGCTGGGCGTCCGACATGAATTCTTCGACGAAGCGAAGGAGCGTTTCCGGGCAGAGTTTGCCATCGAACTCCGTTTCGTCCGGCGCGACGACGAGGTGACCGATGACGATGTCATCCACGTCTGCAACTATGAGAGCGTTCGCGACGGCAAGATTGACCCCCGCCAGTTCGTCGCCGCGTCTCTCGACGAGGCAGCCATCCTTCGCGGGTACGGCACCAAGACCTATCAGACGTTCCTTCCGCTGTTCGAAGGCGTCCGCTTCAAGTTCGTTGCGACCGCAACGCCGTCACCGAACCGCACCAAGGAATTGATCCACTACGCGGGCTTCCTGCAGGTGATGGATACGGGTCAAGCGCTGACACGCTTCTTCCAGCGCAACAGCGAGCAGGCGAACGAGCTCACCCTCTATCCGCACAAGGAGGATGAATTCTGGCTGTGGGTAAATTCGTGGGCCGTGTTCCTTCAGTCGCCGGCAGATCTCGGCTTTTCGGATGAAGGTTATGTGCTGCCGGCCGTTACGGTGAACTGGCACGAAGTCGAGACGGATCACGCCGCGGCGGGCGTCGATCGCGACGGGCAGGGGATCATGTTTAACGATCCAGGCGCCAGCGTCGTTCATGCCGCGCGGGAAAAGCGCGTCAGTCTCACCGCTCGCATAGCGAAGATGGTTTGCCTCATCGCCGAGGCACCCGAAGATCATCGTATCCTCTGGCATCACCTCGAGGCTGAGCGCGAAGCAATCGAGACGGCCGTTCCGAACGTGAATTCGATCTACGGCTCGCAGGACCTGGAGAAGAACGAAGCGTTCGCCGTCGGCTTCAAGGTGGGGAAGTTCCAATTCCTGGCGACCAAGCCGGAAATGTCGGGCGCCGGGTGCAACTTCCAGAAGCATTGCCACAAGGCGATCTTCGTCGGCATCGACGCCAAGTTCCACGACTTCATTCAAGCCGTCTATCGCATTGTGCGGTTCGGCCAGACCGAAGAGTGCACCATCGACATCATCTATTCGGAAGCTGAACGCGGTACCCGCCGCATTCTTGAAGAGAAGTGGGCCGAACACGACCGCATGATGCTCCGGATGACTGAGATCATCCGCAAGTACGGCCTCGGCTCGTTGCCTGTGGAAAGCATTCTCAAGCGCTCCATCGGTGTCGCGCGCCGTGTCGAGACTGGCGAGCATTTCCACATCGCGCACAATGATTGCGTCGATGAAGCCAAGCATACGGAGGCGGAAAGCGTCGGGCTCGTCGTCACTTCGATCCCTTTCAGCAACCACTACGAATACACGGCCAGCTACAACGACTTCGGCCACACCGACAACAACCGCCATTTCTGGCAGCAGATGGATTTCCTCACTCCGGAGTTATTCCGGATCCTGAAGCCGGGTCGCATCTACGCCTGCCACGTCAAAGACCGCATTCTGTTCGGCAATGTCACCGGGGCAGGCCTGCCAACAGTTTCGCCTTTCCATGCCGAGGCGATCTTCCACGGTATCCAGCATGGCTTCGACTATTGCGGGATGATCACCATCGACACCGATGTCGTGACGGAGAACAACGGCAACTACCGGCTCGGCTACACGGAGATGCTGAAGGACGGCTCGAAAATGGGCGTCGGCTCTCCTGAATATCTCCTGCTGTTCCACAAACCCCAGACTGACCGCACCAAGGGATACGCGGACCAGCGGATATCGAAGGATCGCGAAGAGTACAGCCTGGCGCGCTGGCAGCTGGACGCCCATGCCCATTGGCGTTCGAGCGGCAATCGCCTGCTGACGCGTGACGAATGGCTCCAGATACCACCCAAGGCGGTACCGAAGGCCTTCAGGTCCTACAGCGAGGCCACGGTCTACGATCACGAAGATGTCGTTGCCATCGGCGAGGCTCTTCAGTCGAAAGACCGGCTGCCGACCGAATACATGGCGCTGGCGCCGGCGTCGCATTCGCCCTGGATATGGTCGGATGTGTTGCGGATGCTGACCCTCAACGGCAGTCAGTCGCAGCGGAACGTCGAGAAGCATATCTGCCCGCTGCAGTTCGACATCGTCGACCGCTGTATCGAGCGCTTCTCGGTTGCGGGCGACATAGTCTACGACCCGTTCGGCGGCCTGATGACGGTGCCATATCGAGCGATCCTCAAAGGGCGCCGCGGAATGGCGTCAGAGCTCAATGAGGTCTCATTCAAGGATGGGCTGCACTACTGTCGGGAAGCCGAGGCCAAACGTGCGGTGCCAGATCTCTTCGGGGCGCTGCAGGCGATTGGGGAGGCCGCCTGATGCTCATACTTGGCCTTGACATCGCAACGACAACCGGCTTCGCCTGGTACGAGCCGGGATCGTCCCTCGCATCCATCAAGACCGGCACGATCAAAGCCGAAGGCGACAATGCCGAAGAAAAGGCTGCGTCTCTCGCCGTTCAGCTTCGGGAGCTTTTCTACGAGACCCGCACGGTTGACGGCCGGCTCGAACGAAACCTCATCAAGCCCGACTTCGTCGCGATCGAGCAGCCGATGCGGAACGTGAAGTCGTTCCGGAAAGTGCGCCAGGATCTTGCCGGCGCCGTCGAGGAAGCGACGATCAACCCGAATGCGCTGCAGCTTGAGGGCTTGGTCTGTGCTGCCGTCGCGATCATCGCGGCCTACCGCATTCCATGGGAGACCATCCCGGCGGCAACCTGGCGCAAGCATTTCCTCGGCATGGGGCGCAATCCAGGATTCGATCGGGCGGCATGGAAGCGCGCCGCGGTTGAGCGCTGCCGGGCATTCAAGATCGCGGTGAAGAACTCAGATGCTGCCGAGGCTGTCGGCATCTCAATCGCCGGTGAAGCCACGCAGACCTACCGCATGATGATGGCGAGGGCGGCCTGATGCACCTACACCGCAGCTGGCGCCATATTCAACTTAGCCTCCAGTGTGACGACACGAGGCATTTCAGTTGGCATGAACAGGTCGACCGCAAAGACCACGCTGATCTCTTCGTCGGCGACGCTTCGATCAACGGCGCTGACGTAGCCGAATATTTCGCCAAAGGGAGGGGCATCACTTCTGTTCTCCCATCCATCAATTCTGACTATGCCACTGATGTTTGGGTCCATGTTGATGCCGACGGTCCTGTCGCCAAGGCCCACTTCTTTGAGCCCAACCTGAACAGGCACGTTCGACCAAGCGACCCGAACCCGAAGAATGTCAGCCGAAACTCGGTTCCAGTTAACAATTCGAAGAGCGAAATCTTCAAGTCGGTCTTGCGGGTGTCTCGCTGTCAGTGTGGGCTTAGCATCGCCAAGAACAAAGTCGGTCTGTCGTCTTTGCTCACGAAGCTGGTCGTACAGCGCAAAGAGAGTAACGCCGGCTGCTACGGCAGCAGCCCAACCGCTAAGTGCGCTCACCCATTCTCGAACGCAGTGCTCCTCTCCAGCAATGCACCACGAGTACTCACCCAAGACCGAAGATGCGATCCAATAGGCAGCGAACCCGCCGACAAGCGGGCCAACGATAACGTTGAACCAGAAAATGAAACGGCGATCCCCCATGAGCGGATGCGTAGCACGAGCTCGGCGATCTTGGCGAGGGCGGCCGCATGACTACGACCGCCCCGAATCGATCAGACGTGATGATCTGGCCGGCCTTTGATGACAGGCGGCATCCATTCGTCGATGATCAGCCCCTTCTTCCTGGCAAAGGCAACAAAGAGGCCCCGCGCTGTCTCGGCGTCGACATCACCGGTCAATGCCGCTTTGCAGGCTCGAATGGCCGCACGCTGCTCAGGGCTGTTGCCGCAATACTCCATCGCGAACTGGTAGGCGTCGACAACGGAGTTGAGTTGACGCGGAAATCCCAGGCCTACCCATACGTGTATTGGTTCTTTGAAAGGCTGCGAAAGCATCGGAACCTCCCAACCATCTCGCTACGCCGGCACACCGTCGTCAGCCATCAGCGTCAACCGAGGCCGGAGCGACGGTGCTTCTGTGAGAATGCCGACAGATGTAGCGAAGCCGACGAACGCGTTCTTCGCCGCCTGGATTGGACGGCCTTCGTCGTACGCTCCTTCGCATGCATCAACAGCGGTAGAGTGAATGGTGCTGCGATTGTCTTCTGGCCAGTCGTAGAGAAAATCGAGGGCATCCTCCAGCCGCACGATCTCCTCAACCAGCCCTTCCGCGGTCTTCACGTAGACCGGTCCGGCAAACGTTTTATCGCTCATCGAAATCTCCAATGTTCCGAACGATTTCAGGTGTTTGAGGGATGGCCGCCCCATCGAGTGGCAGCGGCATTCGCGGAATATGTGAAAGCTCTTTTTGAGCGTCAAGACCTGACGAGGATCGCGTGACCGTCACCAATATTGATATCGAGTTCCGGCACTTCCATCTGTTCTGCGGCCTTGGCGGTGGTGCCAAGGGCTTCAACAAGGGTACGGCGCGTGTCGGCAGCCTGAAGGCGCGGTTTCGCTGCATAGGCGGTATCGATGTCGACCCGGCATCCATTCGCGATTTTTCCCGCGCTGCCAAGGTCGAAGGCACCGTTAGGGACCTCTTTGACGAGGATCAATATCGAGCGTTTCATGGTGAGGCACCGCCTCCTGGATGGCGACCAGCGATGCCGGCTGATATCCGACGCGCGGCGCACGGCGAGCGGCCGCACGTCGTTTTCCTTTCCGCGCCATGTAAAGGTTTCTCGGGACTTCTACCTGAAAAGTCCTCGATGACCGACAAATATCAAGCACTGAACGGCCTGACACTTCGAGGCGTCTGGCTGATGCTTGAAGCTTGGAAGGACCATCCCGAGGGCTTACCCGAACTGATCATCTTCGAGAACGTCCCACGCATCATGACGCGCGGTAGGTTCCTTATCGATCAGATCGTCGCACTGCTTCGCGCTTATGGTTACGCCGTCGCCGAGACGACGCATGATTGCGGCGAAATAGGCGGCCTTGGCCAGAGCCGGAAGCGATACCTGCTTGTTGCCCGCCACGAAGCGAAGGTTCCTCCGTTCCTGTATGAGCCAGAAAAGCGGCGCCTACGCGGCGTCGGCGAAATCCTAGAACGGCTGCCTTTGCCGGGTGATCTCCGTGCCGGCCCAATGCACCGGTTGCCAGCTCTCCAGTGGAAGACATGGGTTCGCCTAGCCTTTGTTGAAGCCGGCTCCGACTGGCGCTCGCTGAACAAACTTGCGATCGAGAATGGTTCCCTACGCGATTTCGGCATCATGCCGGATCACGAATGGCAGGCCGGCGTTTTGGGTGTTCGCCAATGGCTAGATACCAGCGGCGTCGTCGCGGGCCGTTCCAGCCCAACAAACGGCGCTTTCAGTGTTGCAGATCCTCGGCCCGAAAATTTCCCAGCCGATCGCGGCGGACTGCTCGGGGTCGGGAAATGGGCGGAAACGGCATCCTTGATCACGTCCCAACGATCGCCGCAGCAAGGTCGCTACTCTGTTGCCGATCCGCGCTTCGTCGGTCGGGAAAACCAACAGTACGGCGTTCGCCAGTGGGATCGCCCCTCGGGTGCCCTTACCTCACAAAGTACACCAGGCGGAGGCACGTTCTCGGTTGCCGACCCTCGTATGGAAGGCAAACCGCGCTTCAATAACGTTTTCCGGATTGTGCCCTGGGCGGGAACTTCGCCTGCGGTTGCAGGGCCTGGAGGTCCAGCTGGCGGCTTGGCTGTTGCAGATCCCCGCGCCGAGGCTGACGCCACATACCAGCAAACGAAGTATCGTGTAACGGGGTACAAGGAGCCGGCCGGAACCGTCATCGCAGCATCCACCACAGGCAATGGCGCCTTCGCGGTCGCCGATCCAAGACCAGTCGACGATCTCCGTTCGGGTGCCCATGGCGTCCGGAAGTGGGGTGAGACTTCCGGAACAGTTCAGGGCGAAAGCCTGCCGTCGAATGGTGCCTTCGCAGTGGCCGACCCGAGGCCTGGCAAAGCGACGGAGGATTTGCAGGGCAATTGGTATGTAAACCCATTCGACCAAGCTCCTCATGCTGTCGTCGGGAATCGAAAATCAGGTGCCAGCGCCGTCGCCGATCCTCGCCCCGGATACGGAGAAAACACCCACCAGAACATCCTATCAGTCGGCGCATGGGAGAAGCACTCAAAGGCTGCAACAGGCGCAACGCATGTAGCCGGTGGCGCGCTGTCTGTTGCAGACCCGCGCCCTGCGGCTTTCGGTGACAAGCGAGAGAACTACCAGACAGGCGGCCACTATGGCGTGGTGCCATGGAAGGGTACGGCCTATGCCGTTCCAGGCTTCGCCAAGCATGATCGTGGCAATTGGTCCGTGGCCGATCCCCGAGAAACCGAAGCCGAGCCTCTATTTGAGCTGCCGAAACCCGATGACCGCCTCGTCGCAGTTATCCGTGCGCTCGACGGTACTTGGCACCGGCCGTTCACCACGCTCGAGCTCGCAGCGCTGCAAAGCCTGGTCGATCCAGATGAAGTTGCCGAAGGATATTCGCTCGACGGCCAGTCGGATTCGGCATGGCGTGAGCGTATTGGCAACGCGGTTCCGCCGGACGCTGCCGAAGCCATTGCTGGCGTCATGGGGACCACCCTGCTCCTGGCAATGACCGGTGAGACGTTCATGCTTTCCTCGCAGCCGATCTGGGTTCGTGAGATCGCGACGGCCTTGGCTACCGACCAGCGCGGTAACATTCCTTGGGAGGCGGCAGAGTGAACGCACAACTCCCAAACGTCATCGACATGACGGAGGAGGCCGCATTAAGCGGCCCCTCCTTCAAAGGATCGCTAAGCAGTGACGAGTCCACCGGATCCTTGCTTGATCATCCACGGCTGGACCGCAGGTGCTTTCTCAAGGATGCCCTTTTTGACGCCAAAGGCGCGCATCGCGTCTCGGGCCACCTTGATCGGCTTAAGCCCATCATAAGCCATGAGGCACGTGCTCAGCGTGGTTTCGTAGATCGCATCACGCCTGTCTTCGGGCCATTCGTAGAGGAAGTCGATCGCGTCATCGATGCTTTCGATCTCCCTCACAAGGTGCTTACCCTCCTTCAGATAGATGGGTCTGTCGAAGGTCGTCTTGCTCATATTCTCCTCACTATTTGTCAGCATTTTCAACGACTAAGCCGACTTTTCTCGCCGGCTATAGGAGATTTGAGAAAGAGATTGCGGCATTTCAAGGGGGCATTCGCATGAACGCGCACTCCCGCGATTTCACACCGGCCCGTGAGGCACCAAACAACATTGAGGCGGAACAGGCGCTATTGGGCGCGATCCTGGTCAACAACGATGCGTTTCATCGTGTGGCCGACTTCCTCAAGGCTGCACACTTCTATGAGCCGCTGCACCGAAAAATCTATGACGTGGCATCTGAACGTATCCGGTCGGGCAACGCTGTTGATCCGATCCTGATCAAATCCTTCCTGCCGGCCGGCGAGATGGTCGGCGAGTTGACCGTGGCGCAATACCTGGCGCGGCTTGCCGTCGAGGCCGTCACAGTCATCAACGCCGCGGACTACGGGCGCGCTGTCTATGACATGGCACAGCGCCGCAGCCTGATCATCATCGGCGAGGAGATGGTGAACGTCGCCTATGACGCGCCACCAGATATGCCGGCAATGCAAATCGGCCGCGACGCTGAGGCACAGATCATCGAGGCCTTTGCCGAAGCGCCGGATGACGACAACTGCAACGTTGAAGATATCGTCGACGACATGGTTGCGGCGTTCTCGGCCATGGCGAAGAAGCCGGTGGTTCCACTGCCACTTCCTCAACTGCGGGAGACAATAGGCGGCGATATGGAGGGGGGCATGCTCATAGGCATGCTGTCGGGCTCAGGTGAGGGCAAGACATCTCTCGCACTCCAGATCGTCGGCGAGGCGCTGGCGAATGGCCATCCCGTCATGATCCTGTCCTTCGATCAGTCGAAGCAGCAGATCATCGATCAGATCGTCAGCCAGCGGACGGGGATTGAGAACACCCGCATTCGCGACCGGACGATGATGGACAAGGAGAAGGTTCGGTATATCGAAGCGCTCGCCGATGTCAGGACAACACCGCTGCGGATTAGGAAGTGCAATGGCTCGTACGATACCGCGGGTCATCTGGTCAGCTATGTGAAGAGGACGCTGCTTCCGCTCTGCCGGAGGCTGGGCAAGACCGGCCTTGTCGTTGTCGATCACGCCCGCAAGGTATGTCCACGCGATCCCAAAGCGCATGAGGGGCGCATCGCTGCCGAGATCAACGGCGTCTTCAAGCACTTCGCCGATGAACATGGCCTGGTCTGGCTCAACCTTATGCAGAGATCGGCCTCAGGCGCCAAGCGCCGCAATCCTCGCCCAATCGATACCGACATCTTCGGCGGCGAGCAGGGCAGGGAGGATTATGACGCCGTCTTCTACCTCTACCGGGCGTGGAAGTACTGGCAGAACCAGATCAAGACTTCTGAGGACGATAAGGACGAAGACCGGATCAACGCTCGCTTCAATCGCGAGAAGTGGACCGAGGACCAGGCCGAAATCGGTGTCCTGAAATGGCGGTTCGGCGATCCGAACAAGCGCTATCGCGTCCGGTTCGAGGCGCAGTTCACCCGCTATGTCTCCATGCGCGAGGAGCCAGATCCTCAGCTTTTCGAGGAAACCCTCTGATGGCCAACACACCCGACTTTCTCCCCGACTATTCGAGCATGCCGTTCAACGGCCGCTACAGGCCCCTTTTTAAGTTGTTCAGTACCGACAACTGGAAATTCGTCCGCGAGAACGGCACGCCAGTGGAGCGCGACACGGCGCACCAAGCCATCCAGGCGGCCAAGGACTGTGTCAGGCGCATCCTTAACCCTGAAATCCGAGCCGAGCAGGCCGAGATCGTTGCTGACGTCCTAGGCGTCGAGGAATGGCGACGGGAGAGGGCGGCACTGGCTGCAGGTAATCAGGAGGCGGTGCTTGGTGCGGTGATTGTCAAAGGCCGGCAGGTGAAAGTCGAGCGGGTGCGGAGGCGGGCATGACGGAGCTTTCCGCACCGCAAGAGATGCTGCTTGGCGATGTCGTTCGACACGGCGCCGAAGTCGCGTCCCGCAATGCCAAGCCGGTTAGAGCCCTGCTGGCGGCAGGGCTCGTAGCCAACGGCGGACCAAATCGTAAGGGGCAGATGGTTCTGGTTCCCACGCCAAAGGGCAGGGAAGAATGGAACCGCATCGCTTCTGCCCGTTTGAGGGCGCAGGCATGAGCTTCGTCACTCCCGCATCCCAGATCATCGCCGGCGCTCGACCGATCGTCATCCCTCGCACCGAAGCGCAGCAGATCATCGCGGACGTGGCTCATGAGCATGGCGTGACCTATGCCGAGGTGTTGTCGGCCAGCCGCGCGCGGAAGCTCGTCGTGGCCCGTTATGACGCTATGGCCGCCGTCTACCGCGCAAAGCCGCAACTTTCGCTTATGCAGATGGGTAAGATGTTCCGGCGCGATCCGAAGACCGTCTGGCATGGCTTGATGCGACGGGGGCTGAAGTGAACGTCCACCAGCCCGCAGCATCCCTACACGGCCTTGTCTGCCCGTCCTGCCAGTCGCCAGACCTGCGGACGCTGGAGACACGCCCTACCGCTGGTGGTGTCAAACGGCGCCGGGAATGCGAGACATGCGGGCATCGGTTTACGACGGTGGAAAGGCTGAAGGAGCGGCCGGCGAAATGATCGATCCCCGCGTCCAGGCCCTGTGCGAGGAGTTCGAAGTCCGGATTGTGCCGAAGTCGGTATATCCGGGCCCGGGTGAGACGCGCGCCGTCGGTGCGCTGGCCAAGATCATCAATCGCCACGGCATGGAACACGCGCGGCTCGTGATGACGACGCTGGCAGAAACCGAGAACAACAAGGCAGCGCTCGAGGCGGCTGTGTTCGGCGCTGCGTCCGATCTGATCCGGGCAAGGCCCGAGTGGGTCGAGGATACCTCCAAATGGCTGGCGGTGTGGGATCGGTGCCCGGTTGGCGAGTTGCAGGCCTTGACGCACGAATTGCGCGGCCACGTATCGATGCGCAGCGCGCTCGCCGGCCTTATCTACGAACGGCTGTGGCGTGCGTTTGGTCCGCGTTCCATTCAACCAGATCTCTATGACGACAGGCGGCGAGCATGAACATCGGCGATATCGCGAACATCTTCATCCGAGCGGCCGAGATCGACCGCAACAGCCACGAGCACGTCGGGCCCCACGCTTTGCGAGCCCAACAGCTTCCCTATGTCCACGACCAGGCCGACAAGAACGGCTGGGGCAAGGCCAGGGAAAAGCGCGTCGTGAGGCGGGGCAAGCTCATCCAAGGCGACTGGCTGGAGGAGGGCGACGATCCATTGGCGGCCGAGCGCAAAGCGTTCTTCGATCGAGTGGCGGCCATGCCGACTGCGGCTGAGATTACGCTTGTCGAAAGCCTGTTCGACTGGCTCCAGGCAACGGACGATGATGCCGAGCGCCGCGCGCTATGGGCATGGGCTCGTGCCAAGGCTGGCGGCAAGGCATTCCGTCGCTGGTGCTTCACTGTCGAAGGCATCCATCCCGAGACTGGTAGAAGGCGAAAAGATCGTGCCTTGGAGCGAATTTCGCGTCATCTTGCCGGGAAACAGCGTTTGCATGCACAAAACCCCGAAATCAGGGTGTTGTCATGCGGCCATGAAATCAGGGATGTTTCGGATACGATCGCCGAAGATGCGGGCAAACGAGACAACCTCAATTCATGGCTGGCAGATGATGCCTTTGCACCGTTCATGAGCAACGAGCCACAGGCGGCTTTCTCCTGGGCGAAGAAGCGGAACGAGATGCGTCGGCAGCGCGAGGCGAAGCGCCAGAAGCAGGCGGCTTAGCCCGGCAGCGGGGGAGTATGGACGAAAGCGTCATAAGTCCACCATGCGCCAACGCCGAAGGCGGCGAATGACGCAAGGCCGAGCAAAATCACGACGACGTTGGCGACGAGTCCTGCCATCTTTGTGGCAGGTGTGTCGTATCCATAAAGCCATTGGGACAAGTACGTGCCTCCGGAAACCAATCCGGCGAGGAGTGTTCCAAAGACGAATGGCGCGAGGCAGCCGGCGAAAGTCGGGATAGATGATGATCGGATGCTGGCTAGGTGCCCGAGAAATGCCAGCAGAGCTACTGAAGCCCCTCCGTTTATCGTTGTCATGCTGCGGATGGCGTTCTGGCCCAGTGTGATCACGGAGCGGAACATTTCCAAGTCGGTGGCGTGGGCGAGTTTGATGTTCTCAACGTGCTGCGTGAGTTCTGCCTTATATCGTTCGAGCTCGGCCGGCGACGGGTTCGGTTCCGGTGATTGTTCTACCCTGGCGAGGTAGTTGATCAGATTCTCGGTGGTCACCGCCTCTAGGCCGTTGGCCTGCAATGTTTCAATTTCGGACTTCAGTCGTCCCGCAAACTCTCTGATCCCCATGCCCATTCTCCCCAATGCCCGTCATGAGAGCTTCGCCCAGGCGTTGGCAAAGGGCAAGTCAGCGGGCCGGCGGTGAAGGGATTCGCCTAAAGCGCCTCGTTGAGGATCTGCTTCAGTCGCTGGGCAGAAGCTGATGGAAGATAAAACCCCATCCAACCGGCTCCTGGGTGCCTGATAGCCAGAACGACGCCATCACGATCTGGCCCGGGAGTGATCTTCCAAAACGGATTGACCAGCGCGGTGATGGCGGCGTTGGGATCAAGATCCGTGGGGACCTCGTCGGTCATATCCGCCCTTGCACGGATGAATGACGCGATGATCTCAGACAGTTCCTCGGGGCTGGTGAGGCTCCACGCTGTCATCTCTCCTGCTACATGGGTTTCAATCCGTGCCGCGCTACGATCGGGAGTGAGGCCGATGACGTACTCAGCTTTCTGCATCGGTGACCATCCATCGTTCGATTAGCCGCAACGTCGTCGAAGCAAAGGTAATCTCACGTGACGCTCACTGACAAGCAGCAGCGCTTCGTCGCCGAGTACGTCATCGACTTGAACGCCACACAGGCCGCAATCCGGGCTGGATACGCAGCAAAGACGGCAAATCGCGAAGGGTCGCGGCTGCTGTCAAATGTAGACATCGCAGATGCGATCGCCCGAAAAGCGGCAGAGAAGGCCGCAGCGCTCGATCTAAGCGCGGAGAGGGTGCTCAAAGGTCTGTTTGAGGAGGCGACCCGTACCGGCGAGGGAAGCTCCCACGGTGCCCGTGTGTCGGCCTGGGGACTACTCGGAAAATACCATTCGCTGTTCACCGATAAGATCGAGGCGAGCGTTACCGCCGATGTGACAGTGACTGACGCAAGAGGACAGCTTGAATCTCTCATCGCTCGCCAGCTTGCCGCCGGAGGTAAGAAGCCAGGCGCTTAGCAGCCTGACCGATCAACAGTGCCGCGAACTTCTGCATGACTGGCGGTTTCTCGCCCGTCCAGAGCAACTGGAACCGGAAGGTGATTGGCAAACCTGGATGATCCTCGCCGGCCGCGGCTTCGGCAAGACGAGAACCGGCGCGGAGTGGACCCGAGAGCAGGTGAGGGCCGGTGCTACCAGGCTGCATCTCATCGCTCCGACGGCGTCCGACGCCCGCGATGTCATGGTGGAGGGCGAAAGCGGGTTGCTGGCGGTATGTTGGTCGGGAGACCGGACTTACGCCGGCGAGCCGATAGGCCGCCCATCCTATGAGCCATCCAAGCGCCGGCTGACGTGGGCCAATGGCGCCATTGCCACCCTGTTCTCAGCGGAGGAGCCAGAACGTCTTCGCGGTCCTCAGGCCGAAGCAATGTGGTGCGACGAGCTCGCGGCATGGAAGTATCTGCGCGAGACCTGGGACATGGCCATGTTCGGTCTTCGCCTCGGCGACCGACCGCGGACCTGCATCACCACCACACCGAAGCCGCTGAAGATCCTGCGTGAGATCATGCAGGACAAGCTCACGGTGGTGACGCGGGGCTCTACCTTCGCGAATTCTGCCAACCTTGCCCCGACCTTCCTCAAGGCGATCAAGGACAAATACGAAGGCACTCGCCTCGGCCGACAGGAACTTGAAGCGGAAGTGCTGGAGGAAGCCGAGGGGGCTCTATGGAGCCGCGCCTTGGTCGAGCAGTCCCTGCTTAAGGGCGCGTTGCCCGAAATGAAGCGGATTGTCGTCGCAGTCGATCCGGCAGTGACTGCCAAAGAGGAAAGTGCGGAGAGTGGCATCATTGCAGCCGGATTGGGGCGAGATGACCGCGGATACGTCCTGCAGGATGCATCGGGCCGCATGTCGCCAGGCAAATGGGCGGCAACCGCGGTGAGACTCTACCACGATCTCAAAGCCGACCGGATTGTGGCCGAGGGCAACCAGGGCGGTGATTTGGTCAAACATGCAATCCACACCATCGATGCCACCGTGCCAGTGACGATCGTCCACGCTTCTCGCGGCAAAGCAGCTCGAGCCGAACCTGTGGCCGCACTCTACGAACAGGGCAAGGTCAGCCACGTGAAAGGCCTAGCCGATCTCGAAGACCAGATGGTGAATTGGGAACCCCTTTCAGGGATGCCTTCTCCCGATCGCCTCGACGCTGCAGTGTGGGCCTTAACTGCGCTGATGCTGACCCAAGTTGTGCCGACCGCGGTTGTCGGCACCTATCAAACCGCACGGTAGCCATGGCACTCGAACCAAAGAACGATCCGTCGAACCCATCGGCGGATTACAAGGCTATGGCGCCTGATTGGGCGATGATTGCCGATATCCGCGCCGGCGCTCGCCGTGTGAAGGAGAAGGGCGAGCTCTACCTGCCTCGGTACGAGAACGAAGCTGTTTCGGCCTACAAGAAACGGCTGGAGGCGACGCCTTGGCGGCCTGAGTTTGTCGACGCGCTGCGCAATCTGTGCTCGAAGCCTTTCACTAAGGCTGTAGCGCTGCAGGGGACAGTGCCCGACGCGATCAAGGAGATTGCTGAGGATATCGACGGGGAGGGCAACGACCTTCACAGCTTCGCCCGGGCTCAGTTCGTAGAAGGCGTGGCAGCCGGCGTGGTCGGCATCTACGTCACCTATCCAGACAGCGAGCCGGCTAAGACGGTTGCCGAGGAGAAGAAGGCCGGCACGCGCCCCTATTGGGTTCCGCTCCTCGCCGAGAACATCCTCGCTCTCTACACGGTCAAGGTGAACGGGCGCGATCTGGTCCAGCATATCCGCCTTCGTGAATGCCATGTCGAGCGCGATGGCTACGCCGAGAAGGAAACGGAGCGGGTCCGCGTTATCGACATTGCGGCGCATGGCGCTTCGCCGACATGGGAGTTGTTTGAGAAGCAGGTCGACGCGACAACGAGGGATGTCACTTGGGTCTCGGTCGGCCGCGGCGCGATCACACTCGACCTGATCCCGATCGTCCTGTTCTTCACTGGTGAGCGCTCCGGCATCTATCGAGTGAAGCCGCCGCTGATCGACTTGGCGGTCATGCAGATGGAGATCTATCGCGCACTGAGCCGCGAGGATGAGATCCTGACCTTCGCCGGATCTCCGATGCTCAAGGCGAAGGGGATGAACCCGCCTGCGCCGACCACCGCTCCGGTCGTCGTGGATGGCAGGGAACGACTGGTCGAGACACCCGCGCCCCAGATCACCGTCGGGCCGAAGACTGTGCTCTTCGCCCCGCCAAGCGAAAACAACCAGGCTGATTGGGATTTCATCCAGCCTGATGCAGCCAACATCACAGCGGTATCGGAAAGCGTCGACAACAAGATCGACCACTTTCGACGGCTCGCGCTTCAGCCAGCCACTCGAAAGTCGGGCAATCTGGTCGCCACGGTATCCGCGATCGACGCCGCCAAGGCGCACAGCGCCGTCGAGGTCTGGGCAAACGGGCTGAAGGACGTGTTGGAGCAGGCCTTCGTCTTCACCTGCATGTGGATGAAGATCGCGACCACGGTCGAGGTCTCGGTGCATACCGACTTCGGCATTGATGCCGGCGGCACCGATGAGACGGGCAATCTGCTCGAAGCCCGGAAGAATGGCGACCTGTCCCAGCGCACCCTGTGGGACGAAATGCAGCGCCGCGGCACGCTCGGGCCTCAGTTTGATCCTGAAGTGGAAGAGCAGCGCCTGCTCGAAGAAGTGCCCGGCGAAGACAGCCCCGACGATATTGAGGCTGCAACGACGCCTCGCAAGCCGGCAAACGCGGCCTGATCAACACAAGTTTTGGATTTTGCCTGCCCAACGGATGTTTGGCGGGTGTTTCGGCGCGGATGCGCCATAGCCGGGCGGATGCCCAGAAAGACCAGCAATGAAACTGAAACTCGTGACTGTCGAAGGGAAGACCTACGCCGAGGTGCAGGACGGCAAGCCCGTCTTTGTCCATGACGACGGCAAAGAGGTCGCATTCGATGCTGTCGGTACCGTCGCCACGATCACAAGGCTGAATGGCGAGGCCAAGACGCACCGTGAGGCCAAGGAAGCCGCCGAGACCAAGCTGAAGGCCTTCGAAGGCATCGAGGACGGCGAGGCGGCCCGTGCTGCACTGGAAACGGTCAAGAACCTGGATGCCGGCAAGCTCATGGAAGCTGGCAAGGTCGAGGAACTGAAGGCCGGTATCAAGAAAGCAGCTGAGGAATCCGTCGCCGCTGCGAACAAGGCCAATGCCGAAGCGCTGGCCGCTGAGAAGGCGCGTGGTGACAAGCTGGAGCTCGCCCTCAACGGTGAGATGATCGGCGGCAGGTTTGCTCGCTCCCAGTATGTCGGCGACAAGCTCGTCCTGCCTGGTCCTGCCGCTCAGAAGGTCTTCGGCGATCATTTCAAGATCGAGGATGGCAAGGTCGTGGCGTACGACGCCGCCGGCAACAAGCTGTTCTCTCGCGCTAAGCCCGGCGAAATCGCCGAGTTCGATGAAGCCATGGAGATCCTGGTCGATGCTTATCCCTACAAGGACAGCATCCTGAAGGGTACCGGCCACAAAGGCGACGGTTCGCGCGGCAGCCAGGGCAATGGGCAGGGCGGCGCTAAGACCATGTCCCGGCAGGCATTCGATGCGCTCGATCCCGCGTCCAAGTCCGCAAAGATCAAAGAGGGCTACACCCTCACTGAATAGCGTCCCCACGACGCTGTGACTGCCCCACGCGGATGCGGGACGGGGCGACCGGGCTGGATGGCCCAATTCCCCCAAACATCAATCCCAAATCTGAAAGGTAGCCACCATGGGTAATACTCTGACGGGCCTCGTCCCGACTATCTACAACGCGCTGGACGTGGTTTCGCGCGAATTGGTCGGGCTCATCCCGGCTGTGACCTCGGACATGACCTATGCGCGCGCCGCAGTTGGTCAGACCGTCATGTCGCCGGTTACCCCGGCTGCAACGGCCACCGATATCACTCCGGCCGTGACGCCGCCGAACGATGGTGACCAGACCATCGGTAACGTGCCGATGACCATCACCAAAGCTCGCCGTGTCCCGATCCGCTGGAATGGCGAGGAAAAGCTCGGCCTCGACAACAACGGCGCCAGCTACAACACCATCCTTTCCAACCAGTTCCAGCAGGGCATGCGTACCTTGGTGAACGAGGTGGAAGGCGATTTGGCCGCACTGCACACCAAGGCCTCTCGCGCTTACGGTACCCCGGGCACCGCGCCTTTCGGCACCCCTGCTGACCTGAGCGATTCCGCAGGCGCTCTTCGCATCCTGGAGGAGAACGGTGCTCAGGGCCTCGACTTCCAGCTTGCCCTTGGCACCGCCGCCATGGCCAATCTGCGCGGCAAGCAGTCGGTACTGTTCAAGGTGAACGAAGCCGGCCGCGAAGACATGCTGCGAAACGGCATCACCGATCGCCTGCAGAACCTTGCGCTGCGCCAGTCGGCTCAGATCAAGACCTTCACGGCGGGTACCGGCGCAGCGGCCACCACCAACGCCACGGGCTATGCCGTCGGCGCCACTGCGATCACCCTGGCTTCGGCCGGCACCGGTACCATCCTCGCGGGCGATGTGATCAGCTTCGCTGGTGATACCAACAAGTACGTTGTAGCCGCAGGGGACACGGATGTGTCCAATGGCGGCGTCATCACCATTGCAGCCCCTGGCCTGCAGAAGGCAATCCCGGCTGCGGCCACGGCGATTACGGTGTCTGCAACGGGCGCGCGCAACATGTTCTTCGCTCGCTCTGCCATCGCTCTGGCCACTCGCGCTCCGGCGCTGCCGCCGCAGGGTGACTCGGCCATCGATCGCATGATCGTGACCGATGCGCTGACCGGCCTGAGCTTCGAAGTCTCGATGTACGCCCAGTACCGCCAGATGCAGTACGAAGTCGCGCTGGCGTGGGGCTGCGCCGCAATCAAGCCTGAACATATCGGCCTGCTGCTCGGCTAAGCCTTCCGTCATCGACGGGCGCGCTTCGGTGCGCCCGTTCCTCTTTCAATCAGGATCAACGACATGAAAACGATCAAGGTTCAGCCTTGGGGCGAAGATCAGGGCGAGTACGTGCTGATCAACGAGGAAGACTTCGACGCCAAGTTCCACGAGCCCTTCGATGAAGGTGCGCAGCCGACCGACGCGCCGAAAATCGAACTCGGTACCGACAGCGGCGAGGAGTTCAGCGACGAGCAGCTTCGCGACGCCATCGAAGCAGCTAGCGGTCAGCGTCCCCACCACATGACGGGTCGCGCCAAGCTGATTGCGCAATTCAACGAACTCAATGCAGAGGCGGCGGCCGAGTAGGGCCGAGTGAACTATGCTCATCGTCGAGGATGGCTCCGGCCTTGCCAATGCAGAAAGCTACGTCAGCGTGAGCGATGCCGTGGCGTATGCCGCTGCGCGCGCGCTCACGTTCCCTGCAAGCCCCACCGACAAGGCTGAAGCAGCGCTGCGCCGTGCAACAGCCTACATCGACAACACCTATCGCACGCGGTTCCCAGGCCAGCGGAAGGAGTTCCGCCTGCAGGCTTTGGAATGGCCTCGCGTCGGCGTTGTCGACATGAACGGGTTTCCGGTCACGAGCGACGAGATCCCGGTCGAGATCGTCCGGGCCGCTTGTGAAGCAGCGGTACGTGAACTGGCAGCGCCTGGTTCGCTCACGCCAGACGTAACGCCCGGCAAGGTGAAGAAACGCGCCAAGGTTGGAGACATCGAGGTCGAATATGCGGTGGGTGGCGGTGGCGTTGCGAGCCAGCAGCCGATCTCGCCGATTATCGACGGGATACTCGCTGCGCTGATCGGCATAGGGCAACCGTTCACAGCTTCGGCGGTGCGCGGATGACCGGCTTCTACGAAGAACTCCGCGGCGTGGCCGACGAACTGTTTGGCGAGTTCAAGCAGGGGAGCGTGCAACTCCGCCGCGTCACCACAACGCCGGGCCCGAACGAATGGGACCCGCCGACTGAGACGACTGAGACGTGGGAACTGGGCGCAGCGGTGAAGCGTGTCGACCAGCGTTACGAGAATGGCATCTTGATCGTGCAGACCGGCGACATCGTGACGTTTGCCGTGCCGCCAGTGGCGCCGATCCTGAGCGACGGACTCGTCATCGACGGCACTCTTCGGGCGATCACCAGCCTGCGCCCTACGCCGTCAGCGGGCACTGTAGTGGCCTGGGAGGTGTTCTGTGCCGCCTAAGTAAGTGTGTAAAAGATGGCTTAGAATAGAGCCGATGATATTGCGGACTCACTTGGATTTTGTTTACGTTACTGCGCGGAGAAAATTGCCAAGGGGGATTAGATGTGTCGAGCGCTGGCTATTTGCTTAACTGTGGTAGTCGCTGGGTGTACAACTGGTGGAGATATGAATGATTTAACTCCGGTTGGGTACACAGCGCTTAACCCGACAAGCACTGGTGTTAAAGTTGGCCACCTTTATTTTGAAGGACCTGGTAAACGTCCAGCCTTCAAGACGGCAAACGGTAGGCTTTACAGTTCCCTATGCTACATAGATTTTGAAAAGACACCGCCGCTTATCGATATTGGAAAACACGTAGTTGATGAGGGTGTGAGCGTTTCCAAACTAGATACGAGCGACTCGGGTAACCTTAGCGGTTCCGGGTCAATACCAACTCTGGGCGCTGCAGCGGCCGGCGCTAGTGCGGGGGCCAAGAAAGGCTACGTTGTCGAGAACTTGCATGTATTCACTCTTGCCGGCGACGGCGACGTAGTGGTGCGCAAATCCATTAAGCCGAATTGTCGTGATCAAATCCGAACCCTCAAAAGAGCAAACAAGAACGTTGTTCTCGCAACCGGTGCCACGCGTGCGGAAACGCTCTCTGAAACAAAGAGCTACAGCCTGCAAGGGAACATAGGTGGGGAATTCAAGGTCAAGATCGGGAACGAAAAAAAGGCAGCTACCTTTCAAGTGGACACCGGGGAAAAACAAGGCGGAGGGTTCACACACGCAAAAACCCTGACCAGAAAAAATGTCTATCTTTCAGTTAAGCTAGACCGGTTTCAACAATAGCGGGCAAAAGGCCTGCGCATGGCGGGCTCATGCTCAAACGCTTATCACCTCGCGAGCGCTTCGAACAGCTTGTCGCGACATGGGAGCCGCTGCTTCGCGCCGCGTTCATTGAGGCGATCGACGACATTCGGTCGAACATCGTCTTGCGACGGATTGTAGAGCGGCTGGAACGCGCTGACATTGCCGGTGCAATCCGAGCCCTCAACCTCGAGGAGGCGGCATTCCGGCCGCTGGAAGAGGCCATCCGGCAGGCATTCAACGGTGGTGGCATTGCTGCGGTCGAGCAGATGCCTCAACTGCGTGAGCCCGATGGGCATCAGGTCGTAGTACGCTGGGATGCTCGCAACCTGGCAGCCGAGAATTGGCTGCGTGAGCACAGCGCCACGCTGGTCACGAACATCGTCGAGGATCAAAAGGTTGCGATCCTATCCGCTTTGGAGGAGGGGCTGTCCCGCGGCGATAACCCAACCAAGACAGCGCTGCAGGTCGTCGGACGGGTCAACCGGGTCACAGGGAAGCGCGAGGGCGGCGTGATCGGGCTCACCACAGCCCAAGCGGAGTATGTCGCCACAGCCCGACAGGAACTGTCCCTCGGTGAGCCCGATCAGCTGAGAAACTACCTATCGAGGAACCGCAGGGACAAGAGGTACGATCGCACTATCCTTGCGGCAATGAAGACGGGCGAGCCGCTGCCGACCGAGACCATCGATCGGATCACATCGAGGTACGCTGACGGGCTGTTGAAGCTTCGCGCCGACACGATCGCGTTGCATGAGACATTCGAAGCTCTGAACACCTCCAAAGAGATCGCGTTCCGCCAGCAGATCGACAAGGGCAGGGTGCAGGCTCAGAACGTCACCAAGACATGGCGCCACACACCACAAGAGCATCCCCGAGCGCACCATGTGGCGATGAACGGCCAGAAAGTGCGGTTTGATCAGCCGTTCATGGCGCCGGATGGAACCGCAATCCCATATCCACATGCTCCCGGCGTTCCGGCGCGGCATACTCTCGGATGCAAGTGCTACTGCGATTTCCGAATTGATTTCGTCGCTGAACTGGTGCGCTGATGGCTGAAATTGAAATCGTGTCGATCGATATCGACAGTCTTGATCTGGACGAGGAAACCAAGGCGCTTTTCATCTCTTGCCTTCCAAAAGAGCCGGTCGACTGGTCGAAGATACTCACCGAGGAGAGGATAGCTGAGGCGATGATCGCCGCTGATCTGGTGAGGGTGCAGTAGTGGCCTCGTTCAGCGCGCAAGTTGGAGCATGGGCGGCCAAGGTCGACGGGGCCCTGGAGGCTGTTTTCAAGGAGAGCGCTCAGGAACTGGTCAACACCATGGATCAGCTTCTCGTGGACATGGTCTACAAGGGGCCGCCGTCTCCAAACTACAACCGAACCGGATTCCTACGGGCTTCGCTGATGGCGTCGACTACCGCGATGCCTCAACTGACGCGGGACAATCCTGGTGTACCCGTCCCGGCTGACCTTGGCGACGTGATCTTGGTAATTGCTGGCGCTGATCTGGGCGATACCATCTACCTGGGCGTCACCGCCTCCTATGGCGCGATGGTGCACTATGGCGCGAGAGGACAGGCCCCACGTCCGTGGGTCACTCTCGCCGCGCAACGCTGGACGGCAATCGTTGCGACGAAGGCCTCGGAGGTTAGATCAAGGCTTGGCTTGTAGCTCGGCTGCGTTTCCTCGGAGGTATTTCTCGAAATGCTCCCGTTGTGATGCTTTACCGTTGCAAACTTTGAGCATTATCGGATTGACGAGCCTAAGCACCTTCCCGATGGTAACCTTGTCGGCCTGGTTGTTCTTCTTGTTGTGTACGTCAGCCCAAAAAATCCGTTCCCATTTCGTCGCTGAGGCTCCTAATTCGTAATATTCGATGGCGTTGATCGTCGAATTCCTGCTCGCATCTTTAAACACTGCCACCAACTTGGTTTTTCGACCCGCCGAGTTTTGAGCGAGCAATTCGAAAACTCCACTGTTGGTGTGAGGGCACTTCAGGTCGAACGGCTTGAGTTTTTCGGCGGGATCGACCCACTCCTTGGACTCTGCTCGTGCGTTGGTGCCAACGGTAGCAATGGCCACCAACAGAGCCGTGAGAATTTTTCTCATAATCGCATGCCCCCGAAATCCCGTCCCTAACTCGGGAAATTATCAAACCTCGTAGGTCTCACAACGTGCCATCCATCGAAACATCGATCTGGCTCGCTCTGAAGGCGAGGGTGGAAGCGCTTGTGCTATCGCCTACGCTCCCCATCGCATGGCCGAACCTGAGCTTCACCAAGCCGGCCACGGGCTATCTCCGCGTCACCCACGTCTCAAACGTCAACCGGCGGCTGTTTCTCGGATCGACGGACCCGCATCAGCGGCTTGGCCTCCTGCAGGTCGACGTATTCGGCAAGAAAAACGAGAACATAGCCGTTGCGGTTGAAGTGGCGGGTAAGGTGGCTGCGCACTTCCCAACTGATCTCCGGATGCGCTTCGGTGACGTCACAGTTCGCGTCACCACCGCGCCGACGGTTGCCCAGTCGCTCGATGATGACACGCACGTTATGCTGCCGGTGACCGTGCCCTATGAGTGCTTCGCTTAGCCTCGGGAGCGGGACTTCCACCAACAAAAGACACCCCAAATTGTCGTAAGCGCCAGAACCAAACAGGCGGCGAGTAGGACCAAACCGGTGACTGCGAGGCTGCTGCCCCACCCAATGAAGGGGGCGTTGCACTGGAAGCCGCCGAACCCGAAGGCGCAGTAGCTGCTGGTTATCTCGTCCATCCAGATCGCCCCCAGCAGGGCGACAGCAAGCAAAGACAGACTGATGGACGGGAAGCGGCGCATCTCCCGCTCATAGCACCACAAAGCAGTGCCCGGCCATCAGGACGGCAACTTCACGCCTAACCGCCCTTCGGCAAGGCAATCCCACAACTTGAAAGGAGACCGCCATGAGCGACTTGTTCGCCGTTGCTGGCGCGAAATTCTACATCGGCGCTGCCGCCATGGCTGCGCCTTCGACTGATGTTGCGGCGGCGGATTTTGCTGCCGTGACCTGGACTGAAGTTGTCGACTGGACCCAGTGCGGCCAGATCGGCGACACCGCTGCACTCATCACGACCCAGGTGATCAGCCGTGGCCGTGACGTGAAGCAGAAGGGCACGCGCAATGCGGGCTCGATGCAGAACGTCTTCGCGATCAACTCCAGCGATCCGGGCCAAATCGCTCTGATCGCAGCGGAAAAGACCCGCAACAACTATCCCTTCAAGATCCAGTGGGATGACGCACCGGGTGCCGTGCCGTTCGCCGCCACGATCACGATCGCGAGCCCGGGTGTCATCACCAAGGTTGCGCACGGCCTGACTGCGGTCGTGAGGTCGTTTTCTCGACCACTGGTGCCCTGCCGACCGGCCTTGTCGCCGGCACCAAGTACTACGTGAAGACGACGCCCGACGCCGACACCTTCACAGTCTCGGCGACGCTCGGCGGCGCTGCAATCGCCACTACCGGCACCCAGAGCGGCACCCATACGGTGACACCGACGCCGCTCGGCACAGTGAACTACTGGATCGGTCTCGTGATGTCGGCACAGCAGGCCGGTGGCGGCCCGAACACCGTGCGCAGCCTCAACGCCAACGTCGAGGTGAACACCAACGTCGTGACCGTCAACCCGACCGTCTGAGGATAGCCAAGCATGAGCAAGAAGACACACATCGGCGCCGGTAATGTCGAGATCGAGCTCGACGGCGAAACCTGCACGCTGAAGCCGTCGTTGCAGGCCTGTCAGGCGCTGTCACGGATGCGAGGCGGCATCAACAACACGGTGCGCGCTGTTGGCGATCTCGACTTCGACGCGATGGTCACCGTGATCGGTCTCGGCCTCGGCCTTTCCAGCAAAGAACTCAAAGACTTGCCGGAGAGAGTTTACGAGACGGGTTTGCCTGAACTCTCTGGTCCGCTGATCCGATATCTCTCCAATGTCGCCAACGGGGGCAAGCCGTTCGACAATGGAGGGTCGGACAAAGACCAGGGAAACGCGGAGAGCCGCTGAGCCCTGCGGAATACTATGACCATCTGGCCGAGATAGCGCTCGGCTGGATGGGCTGGACCGAAGAGCAGGCGCTCCGCACCGATGTGAACGCGATTGTCGTAGCCCATGACGGCCGCAAGGCGATGCTCGCTGCCATCTTCGGTGGCGGGGAAGAGGAAGACGTGCCTCCCGAGCCCGAAAAGCTTCCCGAAATGACGCCGGCTCTTTTCCGGGCAATGTTTGCGAGATGATCCATGCCCATTGCTGATCTTGGCATTTCGGTACGGTCCGGTGAGGTAAAACAGGCCACAGGTGACCTCGACCGCCTGACCTCCTCGTCGACTAAGGCGGATGCGGCTATCGAACGTCTTGGCCGCTCGTCGGCAACGGCCAATGCGGACTTCGGCAGGGTCTCGGCCGGCGTAGAGCAGGCCAATGCGGCCCTGACCCGTCTCGTAGCACTCGGCGAGCAGAGCAACGCAGCACTGTCTCGCATCGCCTCTGGCAGCGTCGTCGCTCGGGACGGACTGCGCCAGGTCGCGCGTGAGGCCGACAACACCATCACCCGCGTCCGCGCCATGAACGACAACATGGCTCAGTTCCGCCGTCAGAACTTGACCTATCAGTTGTTCGATGTCGGGCAGATGGCAGCGCTTGGCCAGAACCCAGCGATGACGCTGATGCAGCAGGGTCCGCAGATTGCGCAGCTCTATGCCGGGCAGGGAGGTGTCAACGCTGCGCTCAGGGACGCCGGCACGCTCGCAGGCGGACTTATCACCAAGCTTTGGCCCGTCGGCATCGCGGCGGCGGCTGGTGGCCTCGCTATTCGTGGCCTGCAAAGCGACATCGAGAAGGCGACTGGCAAGACGATCGAGTTTGGCGACGCGGCGGCCGGCGCTTTCCGCGCAATCAAGGAGGATATCACCGCCCAACTGAAGCCCGTGATCGACGACGTCTCACCTTGGTTCAGTGCGGCTTGGGATACGGTCGGCGGTGGCGCGGTAACCGCGGCGGAAACGATCATCAACAGCTTCCACGCAGCCTATGTCGACGTCGAATATCTCTGGAGCCAATTCCCCAACATGATGGGCTCGCTCGTCACCAAAGGTCTGAACGCCATGGTTGGCGGCATCCAGACCATGATCCAGACCGGCGCGACCTACATCGATGCGTTCCTGGAGAAGATCAACGCTGCACTGGAAAAGGCGGATGCGCTGTTCCCCGGTGGTGGGTATCGGCTCGGTACGATCGGCAAGATCGACTTCGGTCCGCCACTGCCAGATCCGTATTCGGACAGCCTGAGCAAGGCCACCGAGGAGCGGAACCGGCGCGTCAACGAGATCATGACCAGCACACCGCTGCGCGACTATTACAGGACGCTGCGTGATCGTGTTGGCGGGGATTTGCACTTCAACCTGCCCACGGGTGGCACAGGCAGTCCAATCCCGCTGCCCAACTTCCGCGGCGTCGACGACATCCCAGGTGATCAGGAATACCTGCAGGACTTCCAGAAGAAGAACGAGGTCAGGATCAGGCAGCTTGAAGACCAGAAGAATGCACTCGGCCTGACCGGTGCCGCGCTTGAGGCCTTCCGCGTCCAGCAGGAGGCAGTGAACTCGGCTCTCTCGGCCAACATCGAGTTGACGCCGGAACAGCTTGAACTGATCAAGAAGCAGGCCGCTGCCTATGGCGAGATGGCCGAGGCATTGGCGAAGGCGAAGCTGGCGAAGGATCTCGCCTTTGAGCGTGATCAACTCGGCCGTAGCGATGTCGAACAGGCGGTTGCGGCCACACTGAAGCAGTACGGACTTGGCGAAGATCTCAACGGCCCGGAAGCTGCGATCATCCGTTCCAACGAGTTGCTGAAGAAGCAGGTCGATCTCTGGAAGGATGTCCGCAAGGGCGGCATGGACGCCTATTCCGACATCTTCGACCTGGCATTCGACGGCTTCGACAACTGGCAGGAACGTCTCAGCGACATCGCCAAGGACATGGCGAAGAACATCTTCGACTTGTCGGTCAAGAACCCGTTCCTGAACGAGCAGTATGGCGCCAACCTCCCGACGATGAACCAGACCGGTGGCATTGGCGGCTTCTTCGCTACCATGCTCGGGATGACGCCGAACCCGGCCATCAATGCCCTTGGAACGCAGAGCGTTGGCGCGATGACTGTCAATGCGGCCTCGGTGGTCGTGATGGGTTCTATCGGGGTCGGCGGCGCCGATGGTGTTTTGAACCGCGTCTTCTCGCCGGCAAACAGCAATGGCCTGAAGGCGTCCGACTATGCGCCGATGTCGTTGTCAGGCATCGGTTCGCCAGGCTCGCTAGGAAGCAATGCGCCATACAACGTCGCGAACGCTACCAGCTTCATCAAGCAGTACGCCTCTGCGATCGGCATAGATCCGGATATCGCGCTCAAGGTGGCGCGGTCCGAGGGGCTTGGCGCCGGCATTTGGCAGAGCAACTACAGCAAGGGTGGTTTCCGCGAGCCTTCGTTCGGACCGTTCCAGCTTTTGAAGGGCGGGCAGGGCACCGGCTTCGGAACAGGTCTCGGCAACCGGTTCATGCAACAAACCGGCCTTGACCCGGCTGATCCGGCGAATTGGCAAAAGTCGACGGCGTTCGCGCTAGATCAGGCCAAGGCTGGCGGCTGGGGACCTTGGTATGGTGCCAAGAACCAGGGCATCACCGGCTTCATGGGGATTGATCGCAGTGCCGAGAAGGCAACTGCTGCCCTCGACAATCTGAGCACGGGCACGGTTGATGCCGGGAAGGGCCTCAATGCCTTTGGTGGCGGCATGGGCAAGCTAGGCAACGCGCTGAGCCAGTTCCCAGGAGCTCCGGGAGGCGGCGGAGGTGGTTTTCTTGGCGGCCTCGGCAAGATGCTCGGTGGCGGCCTGAACTCGCTCTTCAGCGGCACTAAAGCGTTCAGCTGGCTCTCGGCCAATCCGGGCGGATCAATCGGCCTCTTTGCCGACGGCACCGAGAATGCTCCTGCAGGTTGGGCATGGGTAGGTGAGGAAGGCCCGGAATTGCGCAAGCTTCGTGCCGGCGATGTCATCCGGTCTAATCCGCGCTCTATGGAGATGATGGCCAACGCTCGAGGCATCGGTCCATCAAAGACCGAGATGCACTTCCACAACGCTCCGCCTGTGCTTCACCAGCAGGAGGAAGATGACGGCGAAGGTGGAAAGCGCATGGACATCTGGTTTGAGCAGCAGACCGCCAAGGCGACCTCGCGTCGAGGCAGTGCGGCGAACAAGGCCTTGGCTAGCATGGGCCTCACCCGGCCAATGAAGGTGCGCTGATGGCTTTGCCTGTCTATCCTGCCGAACTGCCAATCCCCTTGCGTGACGACTATCGCATCGCGCGCGGCGAGGGGCGGTTCAATTCCAAGACCGATGCCGGTCCCGGCAACATCCGGGGTCGGTTTTCATCCGTTGTCGACAACGTCAACTTTTCAACGATGCTGGACGCCACCCAGCGCGGCCGCTTCGACTGGTTCTACACCCAGGAGACGAAGAAGGGCGCGTTTCCCTTCCTCATGGCGAACCATTCCGAAGACGCCATGTGCTGGCTCGATGAAAACGAGCAGCCGCTGCTATTTGAGGACGGAACGCCCGTGCTGCTCACCGAGACGTGGTTGGTGCAGTTCAATGGCCTGCCGAACTATCTGCCGCACGATATCTATTGGAACGTGTCGTTCACGCTGATGGTGATGCCATGAGCCGCACGATATCGCTAAATGCGGCAAAGCAGATCGATGCGATGGCGACTGATGCCGTTGCGGTCTTTCTGGTCATCATCGAACACATCGACCTTGAGGCGCCGCTGCGGATCTCGTCGGACGATGCGGTGAGGCTGTCTGTGGAGCCGCTGACCTACGGCACGCTGTCGACCTATGGCTCGATCGATGGCTCGGCCAAGCCGTTTTATTTCACCGGCATGCAGGTGATCCCGCCTGACGACGAGGAAGACGTCGAGCCAACAGCAACGCTCGTCGTCGATGTGCTGGACGCGGATATCGTCGGTCTCCTTACTTCTACGACGATCGCTGCGACGGGGCGCATAGCCATCGTTATGGCCGACACGCCAAACCTGGTCGAGATCGAAACTGTCAATTTGACGCTGAAGAGCGCGAACGGCGACTGGGGGCAGGTGGCTCTGAAGCTGTCGATGAAAGACCTCTATGACGAGCCATATCCGGCAACGCGGATGTCGAAGGAACGCTTTCCGGGGCTGCATCGATGAATTGGGCCGCTCCGTATGTTGGCATTCCCGATCTGGCTAAGGGCCGGTCATCGGTGGGCGCGGACTGCTGGGGGCTTGCGATGCTCGTGTATCAGGGCGTGCTCGGCATCGAATTGCCCGACTATGCCGCTGAATATCTGGACGATCGCGACCATGCCGAGATCGGTGCGATCGCACGCCGAGAGAAGGTCGCGGCGCGCTGGCGCTTGGTCGCAAAGCCGAAGGAATTCGACCTCCTGCTGTTCTCCGTCGCTCGCCATGACAGTCATGTCGGCATCCATGTAGGGCCGGGCCAGATGCTTCACGTCGTCAAAGACGACTATTCCAAAATTGGTCGCTTCGACACCGCGCCATGGGCCGGTCGCTTCGTCGGCGCTTACCGCTGGGTCGGATAGGAATTCATGATCGATCTGACGAATTCGGCAGGCGTGCCAGTCACGCTGGCCCCCTTTGCCATGGACCTAGACAGAGGGCGCGAGGAGATCGTCGTGCCGGCCGGCCTGACAGTGGCAGAGATCGTCGCATTGGTGCTGCCAGAATTTCCCGAGGCAGCGCTTCCGCGAGTTCGCGTCACGCTTGTAGCTTCGACTGGCAAGGCATTCATTCGACAAGCCAATTGGCGCTTGGTTAGGCCTTATCCCAGCACCAATGTGGTCATCACCATCGGGGCCGGGGCGGGCGCTCTGACGCTGCTGGTGCAGGTCGCGGCCTCCGCTATCTCGAATGCCCTTGGCGGCGCTCTGGCGGGCACGCTGGGCCTAAGCGCGGCTACCTGGGCCTCCATCATCGGCTTCGGCATCACGGCGATCGGCGGCATCCTGATCAACGCGTTGTTCCAGCCGAAAAAGCAGAGCAACAAGGACAAGGATAGCTTCGTCATCGACAGCTGGCAGAACGAGTACCGCCAGGACGAGCCGATCCCTGTGCCTCTTGGCGAAATCAGGCATTCGCCGCCCTTCGCCGCGTCGTCCTATATCGAGGTGGTCGGCGATGTTCTCTACAACCGGGCCATCTTCTGCCACGGCCTTGGCCAACAGGAGCTTTGGGATCACCGTATCGGCGATACCTCGATTAACGATTACGACGAGTTCCAGATCGAACACCGCGGCGCGGTTGGATATCCGGATAGCTCTGTGCCGTTCACGCTCTACACCCAGCAGGTGATCGAGGATTCGATCGGTACCGATCTCGTCTGGGAGTGGGCCCGCGACGATGCCGGCACCATGCTGCCCGACGAGTCGATGCAGCCTCAGAAGACGATCAAGCGAACGACAGGCCTCAACGCCACGCACGCAATCGTCATCCTTCAGTTCCCGCAAGGGCTGGGAAAGATCACGAAGAAAGGAAAGCGCCAGGAAGAGACCGCAACTTTCAACGTGGCAATCCGGAAGGCGGGCACTGCCACGGTCATACCGCAGCCAGCCATTTCGATCACGAACAGGAAGTTCGCAGGCTTCTATCGAGCGGTTCGTATCGATTTCCCATCGCGAGGTGCATGGGAAGTCCAGATCACGCGGACCAGCATTTCGGAACCTCGAGATGACTGGGACGATTCCTTCGCCCTGACCTGCACATGGGTGGTCTTGCAGACGTTCCGGCCGGAGTACCCGTGCAATACTTCGACGCCGCTGTGCCTCACTGCAATGCGGGTCAAGGCGACGCACCAGATGAATGGCCAGGTGCAGACCTACAACTGCATGTCGCGCCGTGTCACCGATGGCTTCGGGCAGGGCTGGCCAACCAACATCCCGCGCAACCCGGCGATATCCGCCCTTTACGCGTTGACCGGACCAGGCCTCACCAAGCCGGAACCGTCGAGCAGGATCAACTGGGCCGCCTTTACTGAATGGCGCGACTATTGCAGCCTCAAAGGGCTGAAGTTCGATCTGGTCATCGGCAACCGGCAATCTCTTGAAGACACGTTGAAGATGATCGGCGCTGCCGGTCGCGCCTCGATCTATTTCGACGGGACATGGTGGACCGTCATCGTCGACAAGCCGCGCACCGTTCCGATTGATGTCATCACACCGAGGAATGCCTCAAACATCAAATTCGAGGTGGCCTACGCCGATCTCCCCGACGCGCTGCGCATCAAGTTCCAGGACAGCACCAACAACTTCCAGCCGGCCGAGCGTGTTGTGAGGCGCCCTGGTTTCGCTGGCACGGTCATGACGACGGAAGCCATGGAGATGCCGGGAAAGACCGATCCTGACGAGATCTATCGCGAGGCGGTTCGCCGCTTCTACGAACTGCAGTTCCGAAACGTCGCATACAGCGCCACACAGGATGGCATCGCGCGCTCGGCGACACGCGGGGACCTTGTCCAAGCCTCGAAGGACATCTTGCGTAGGACGATGGCCTCGGCCCGGGTGAAGGCGGTTCGCGGCAACCTGATCGAAGTCGACGAGGTCTGGCAGATCAAGGCTGGTGTATCCTACGCCGTTGGTTTCCGCGTGCTTGGAGACGAAGGCAATCCGCTCGGTCAACATGTCGTGCGCCAGATCACGTCAGTTCCAGGCGATGTTCGCACATTCGTTCTGACTGGTGACGGCCTCGCACCCGAAACCGGCACGATCATCATGCTCGGCGAGTATGGTTCGGAAAGCATTCCGCTTATCCTCACCGGCATCCAGCGCCGCGACGACGGTGGATCTGATCTGACCCTCCTGCCATCGGCGCCAGAGATCGATGAGCTCACGGATGCCATCGTCATCCCCGCATGGGATAGCAAGGTCGGCGATGTGGTCGACCAGTCGGGCATTGTCCCCGACGCTCCGAAGATCGTCTGGGTTCGCTACGATGCAGGCACATCGAAGACGCTTGTTCGGCTGGAGCCGGCGCCGACCAACGTCGTGGAACTGGCGAGCTTCACCCTTCGACATCGACTGGCCGGATCGCCCACATGGTTGACGGCGTCCTCGTCGGTGTCCAGCGCCAGCGTGGAGCTTACCGGATATTCAACCGGCTCTCATATCGAACTGCAGGCACAGGCAACGTCAGCTTGGGGAACACCTGGGACGTGGGGGGTGATCATATCTGTGATCATTGACGGAACGTCTCTGCCATCGTCTCTCCCGGCAGCCAGCATCCAGATCATTGGCAAGCTCGGTCAGGCTGAAATCACTTTCGCAACCGGGCCTGACCCGAACACGGAAGAAGTCAGGATCTATCGGGATGGCGTCGCATTGTCGGCTACAGTTCCAGTTTCGCCCAACGGAACTTTCGGGCGCATCGACGGAGATTCCACGCGCGTCACGCTGGTGACCAACGGCACATTCGACGCTGACGCGAATTGGACCAAGGGAACGGGCTGGGCGATCGCGGCTGGTAAAGCCACAAAGACCGCAGGAACAGCATCCGACCTCAGCCAGGCCGTTACGATGACAGCCGGCAAGGTATACCGCGGCGCTGCGACTGTGTCCGGTAGAACAGCAGGCACCGTCACGCCGAAGCTGACCGGCGGCGCAACTGTATCTGGGTTGGCCGTCTCTGCGAACGGGCAGTTCCTGTTCCGGCTGACCGCCGGCACATCGCCAACGACACTTGTGTTCTCAGCCGACAGCACGTTCAACGGCTCGATCGACGACGTCGTTCTTTTCGAAGAGACGGCGGCGTGCCTTTCACAAGGCGGCCATACCTACAAGCTCGAGCCGTTGAACGCTGACGGCTTGGCCGGCCCGCAGTCAGCCGACATCACCCGCACGGTCATCTGACCAGCTTCTGAACATCGAGGATCATCATGAGCATTGATGGCATTCGCGCCGTCGATAAGGAGCCTTTGGCTGCTTTCGACTTCCTCTTCGGCATGTCCATTGCCAATGGACAGCGTGTCGGTCCGCGACCAGTCGGCGCGCAGGACGTTGCTGTCCAGATTGGAAGTGCTTTGCCACTTGGCGCGGTGAAAGCCTACCCATCTGTGGCCGCGATGAATGCGGATACTGCCCCGGCCGCTGGTACGCTGGCTTATGCCGAGGGCAAGACTTACCGCAAGACGGCAGCATCGGGTTCCGCGGGGTGGGAAGTCTTCCTGGACTTCATTCCGGGGGCGCAGCTGATCAGTGCCCCTGTGACGGGTGGCACCTCAAACGCGGTTCTTGCTACTTCGGCATCGCCAGTGTCAGCTGTGGCCTACAAGCAACTGATCCTTGTCGGTCCGTTTTCGGCTGCCAACCCGACTGCGGGCATGACGGTATCGATCAATGGCGAAGCGCCGCGCGCCTTGGTGACAAACACGGGTGATCCCATACCGCCGAACTATGTTCGCACCAAAATGTCCGCGCTTGTGGTGCTCGACGCCGACGGCAAGTACCGCCTGTTCAGCTACGGCGATGCGTCTGCGATTCAGGCGGCGGCAGAAGCGGCAAAGCTCGCTGCTGAAGCTGCGCGGGACACAACGCTGGCGGCGCTTTCATCGGTGTTGGCTCCGAGGGCGACACGTGCGTTGGCTATTGCTGACAATCCGGGCGCTTCGCCCGATCCGGAATATTATGATGTTGCATACTACGATGCGACCTATCAGCCAGGATCCGGCGCCCGATATCGGAAACGCGCTTCAACCCCCGGCACCCCGGATGCGTTTCGCAATCGTGGCGGAACTGGTTCGTGGTACAGCATCGACACAGCGGAAAAGACCCCGCAAATGTTCGGTGTTTGTGGGGTCGGCGGCGATGACAGCGCGGTGTTTTCCGCGCTCAACACTTCTGGCCTCACCGGTACCATTTACATTCCCGATGGCACCTACATTCTGGAGAATGTCACATTCCGACGTTCCGTTTGTGGTGCAGGCCCCGGGCGTACCATCCTGAAACATAAGGCGAATTCTACCACGGTAGCCTTCCAGATAATCGGAAGTTCGCCAACCATTTCGAATTTGACGATTGACGGCGACAAGGCAAATCAGCCGAACAGACCAACACTCATGACTGCCAATGGTGGTGACTTCACATTTGAAAATGTGAATTTTCTGAACAGCGTCTATACCGCAATCCATCTCCAGAACTTTGTTACTGCTATCTTCCGTGGCTGCATCTGGCGTGGAATGGCTTATCACGGTGGCACAACTGGACAACAAACCATGTGTGCGTTGCTGGAGGCAACAGACAAGGCGCTGGCCATCTTCGATGGATGCAAGTTCATCAATGTCGGTTCTCCTAGCCTCAGCGCTCCGGGCGGCGTCCTCGCTACGCACAAAAGCGTATCCCTGATTTTTCGAGGGAATTACTTTTACCGGATTGGACAAGGGGCCGCGTCAAATTTCATTGGGTGCATCGATGCCTATCAAGAGGGTATCGACAACGTGATCGTCGGAAACATCTTCGAGGAGATTTGCTACTCAGCGGTCAAGCTGTCCTCTTCGAAGCAAAATCTCGTGGCCGACAATATCATTGATGGCTTTGACAGCGGCGGGAGTACCGCGATCCCTGCCATCGTTGTCGCCTTCCGACCAACCGACCAAATAACTCAGAAAGTCTCCGTAAAGGGGAACGTGATCGGCGGCACAATTGGTGCCGGCAAGTCCGGCATCGAGGTCTACGGCGCTAGCGGCAACAGCATTCAGAACGTGCAGATCGAAGGCAACATTGTTACGACGCCGGGCACTTCGATACTCGTACAGTTTGCGAACGTCGTTAAAATCTTGAACAATGATGTCAAATCAACGACTGCAACCAATCCAATTCGCATGGCAAATTTGGCCAGCGCGTCGATCGATATCAACGGAAATACCATCCGGGATTCGGTCGGCATCCCTATCGACGTAACTGCCGCCGACGGCTGTGCTGGGTCGATCGTGTCAGCATGTGGAAACACATTGATTGGTGGATCTTTGGCTGTTCCAATCCGCATGGACGGGATCGCCCGTGCGAAGGTCAACGATAACACGATGACCGGATTTGGAACCGCATCGGTGCGTCTTTATAATATCGTCGGGAATGGTGTAGTGGTGGGCAATATGACCGATGGGGCCATTACCCTAGACACAGCTGGGACTACGGCCGGGAAGATCAAAGACTTAGGTAACACTTGGAATGCGTAGGCCGGCAAAATCGAGGAATTCGACTGTTTAGTACGCAGAAGTCGTTTTGACGGTATGCGTTGCCTTACCGTCAATCTGCGAAACCAAATGCGGCTCTTCTCGGAGCATCGAAGTCAAAATCGTCGCGCCGAGCGCGAGTGTGATGGCCAGAAAAACAAACAGAGTGTGCCTGAGCATAGCTATTCGTCTCGGTGGAGATGATGCCGCATTTTAGCCCTTGTGAGGCGTTGGGTCTTTTGGCTTCATCGACGCAGGAGGTTGAGGGCGTGACGTTACTTTCGACGTTGCAGTGTTCACGCCGGCCTTTTCCTGGAAACCTCCAGAAATTGGTCGGATAGAGATATGTGTGCTTTGTTTAACGGCGCTGCTCACGATTTTGCTCCGTTGGTTATGTTCTCGCTGGTCGCAGGGAACTCGATATGAAGTCCCTCCGTCTTACGAGATATATAAACCCGAGGCGTCTCGAAAAGAAGATCACCCTCGAAGTTGAAAACTTGCACACGTACAAGAGCGAGTTCGCGTAGTCGTCCGGACTCGGAGAATGCATTTACCCATCCTGCGTAGACGATCTTGTTCTCAAAATCGCGGACGTGGACATACTCCGCAGCCGCGTCGCCAGAGTTGAAAACGAAATCCCAGACGTCCTCGTCGCCGTATGATTTCGTCGCCTTTATGGTCTGAAGGATGCGCGCCATCAATTTCCAGTTTATGGCGTACATCCAAAGAACGCTCAGTACCAGGCCGATGCATGTGGCGACGGCAATTTGGATGGCTATTGCGCGGGTGATAACATTCGCTTTGTCGACTTGTGTAAAATCGACGAACGTAAACTCGTGGCCGACCGCCCAGAACACCACATACGTCACCACGTAGCTGGCAAGTCCGAATAGCAGTGTCCTCGCAAGGTATTCGACTTGGGTTGGCTTGGTCTTGGATGCGAACTTCGTTTCAAGGTGCGTCCAGAGAACGCCAGGGAGCAACAAAATCGCCAATTGGATCAGGAATGGGCTAGGGGTCATTCGCCAGCCTTGAGATATCCGTGGCTGATGAGCCAATCCCGCAAGATACGGCGTATTACTTCCGGCCGAGATTCTTCTTTGAGATCGCGCGCGGCGTCTTCAAGCGGGACCATCAACTCCGGCTGCAGCCTTACCATTATAGGGAGGCCGGTGGCACTTGGGCGCTTGCGTGGCGTTTTCATGATATCACGAGTTGACTGACTGATTGTTTGGTGATATCACGAAATAGTCGGGCCGGAAAGAGGTTGCAGCCTCAATCCAGCCCTAACCGAAACGAAGATCTCTGGAGGATCATCGAATGGCTGCGAACGCCAATAGCACAACTGCGCCCGCGATTGCGACACTGGCAATTCAGGCTAACGCGGTTTCTGAAACCAAGACAAAGACCGTCCTGAAACTGGCCGATACCGTTGCCGCGTTGATGCAGGAAATCCACGGGGGAACTTGGCGAGCGTTCGTCGAACACGGCGCAAACTCCGAGTTTGTGCTGATCCGTCCTCTCAATGAGAAGGCGATCTCCAAGCCCAAGCGCGGCGAGGTGGCGTGATGGGCGACCTTACTCGTCGGCTCTTTCTTCGCCATTCCCTCGCTGTCGGCGCAACTGCATCCGTTGCCGTGCCTGCATCGAGCGGAGCAACAGCACCGAGACCGGTGCGAGACGTTATCGAAGAACTGGAGGGCCTAATCGCCCAACAGACCGGTGTGCGCTGGTCGGTGTTTCTCGCTGCCAACGAAGCGATTGTTATAGACGACCACCCGAGGATGCCGACGATCGCTTTTGGTCGCCGGGATGACGCCGAATTCTGGAGCAACAAGTACGGCGTGCTCGGGCTTCCGAACTACGGTTGGAGGGTGTTGTGATGAACAAACTCACTCGCCGTTCCATGGTGAAAGCCATTCCGGCCTGCGGCATGGCGGCTATCGTGCCGAGTGCAGCAACAGCTATTGGTCCCGACAACTCTGTTTTGGAGGCGATCTCAGAATGGCGCGCCGCCTACCGCCTCGCTGAAACGACGAATGCGGCGTGGCGAAAGAGCGAGAAATCCAGAAAGATTTTCCCTGGCTTTTCTACGCCCGAGGGTGACGTCGCTTACGACGCGGCCGTCGCAGAAAGCAAGGCACGCAACAAACTGCTTTGGGCCATTCTAGGCGAACAACCCGCCTTTGTGATCTCGGCGTGATTGGAGGCGATGATGGCAAAAATCACCCGTCGCACTATCATGAAATCGATCCCCACCTACGGGTTGGCGGCTGTCGTTCCGGCCACTGCTGCGGCCATGGATAGTCCAGATCGCCAGTTGCTGGCCCTCGGCGTCGAATTCGAAGCGAGGTGGAGCGCGGAACGCGCTGTCTATGAGGCGGAAAAGGGACAGGACACTCACGAATCGGACGAGCGTTGCAACGCAGCCGCTAGGCAGACGCGGGAAGTTGTCGAGTTGATGACTGGCCATACCGCAAAGACGTTGGCCGGCTATCGTTTGCTGGCGCGCGCCTACGTTTGGTGTCGTGGCGAAAATCCCGATCAACCGATGGCTGTCTCTTTGGATGGCCCTTACGACACAACCGACAAAGCCATCAGATCCAATCTGATCAACAGCCTGCTCGGCCACATCTGAACAACTGAATTCCCCGCTGCCATGGGGATGTAACGCGAACGACGAGCTTCTTCGGCTCCGGCGTTCGTGAAAGCGAACCCCAGTGCGTTACCGGGCTTGGCAGGCCGGACGCCGAAGGAGACCAAAATGCCAATCGCAAAAAAGAATGCGGCACCGCTGTCCGATGCGGGGATAGAGTTGCCACCGCTGATGATCGACCTCCTGCAGGTAACCCTGATCGGGGATAGCCCACTCATTGTTCATGCTTGGTCCGCCAAGGCCAAGAAGGAAATGCTCGACAAGCAGATGAAGGTGGCCAAGCCGGCGAAAGAGGCCAAGGACCCGCGTGCCGACTTTGAGGCAAGCATGTACCGTCTGGCTGACGGCGGCTACGGTTTCCCATCGGTAGCGTTCAAGAACGCCGCTGTCACGGCCGGCACTTCAGTTGCCGGGCTCACTAAGATCCAGGCACGGCAGGCATTTCACATTCTCGGAGAGGACGCCGATATCGAAGGTGCTTTCGAGGGGGCAATCTCTCGGGTCAATCTCGTTCGTATCGAAGGCGGTGAGCCGACGATGCGCGAAGATATGGTTCGAGTTGGTATGGGAACTGCGGATCTCAGGTATCGACCCGAGTTCACAAACTGGAAAACCACCATTCTGGTGCGCTTCAATCGCAACGTGTTGAGCGAGGCGCAAATCCTCAACCTTCTCAATGTCGCTGGTTTCGCCGTCGGCGTAGGTGAGTGGCGGCCGGAGAAAGACGGTCAGTATGGAATGTTCCATGTGGCCACCGAAAAGGATCTGGCCCCATGACCGCAAAGGCAAAGAATGCACCGAAAATAATCGGCTTTGAGTTTGCGCCAGGAGCTAGGTTCCAATCTGGCGATCATCCCGACGCCAACGAAGTCGGGCGGCATATGGAGATGCTGCGGGAGACGTATAGGGGAGAGTTGACCCCCGACGACGTTCTGACGGATGCGGCCAATCCAAATAGCCCACTTCATTCCTTCTTCGAGTGGGATGACACGGAGGCGGCTCGGCTTCATCGTTTGGCACAAGCTCGCGGCCTCATTCGGGCAGTGGTTGCCGTCTATAAACAGCCGGAACAACCTGTGCGGCGCATGCGAGCGTACGTTCATATCAACGAACCCGGAACCCCTCACTATCGAGAGGTTGGGCACGCAATGTCGGTCAAATCGACCCGCGATATCGTCCTGAAAACTGCGTGGCGAGAATTCCAGCAATGGCGCCAACGCTATAAGGACCTGAAAGAGTTCGCCGACCTCTTTGAGGTTGCGGATGAAATCGGCCAAAAGCTGCTTCAAAAGCAGTGAAATGCGCGGAGCCGGATGCCCGTCCGGCTGGCGAGGATCAAGGTATGGCAGGCAAGGCAAGTAATGGTTGGGTAAGTCAAGTCTAGGTTAGGCCCGGCGAGACTCTCTTCGGCAGGAATAGGGCCAACTGCAATTTAGGCGGCTTTCAGGCCGCCTTTTTCTTATCTTGAAAGGACAATCCATGACGAACGTGCTCCCAGGCACGGCGACTGCTGCCGTGCGCGACAAATTCTGGGTCTACCGCCCGATGCTCGATCTCATCGGCCGCTCTGAGGGCACCGACAAGGGGCGGGGCTATAACGAGACCCTTGGCTATGGCGCCTACACCGGCGGCGACGTGGATCTCGTGAGCATGACGCTCGACCAGATCGACGCGTTGCAGACGAAGATGCTGGCGAACCGGAGGAACAAGCTGAAGTCTTCGGCGCTCGGCCGGTACCAGATCATCCGCACCACGCTCCGCACGATGCGTCAGCAGCTTGGGCTCACCGGCCGGGAGAAGTTCGACGCCGACATGCAGGACCGTCTGGCCTGCTATCTCCTCGGCCAGCGCGGCATCGACAAGTGGCTCGCTGACCGGCTGAAGCTGGAAACCCTCATCGGCAATCTGGCGCAGGAGTGGGCATCAATCCCGAAGCCGAACGGAAAGGGGCATTACGAGGGGCAGAACGCCGGCGTGTCCGTGTCCATGGTCAAGGCTGCACTCGCTGAGGTCGCACGCCGTCACGCCGAGGGTCTGCCGAAGGTCGTCGAGAAGGTGCCTGTCACGGTCGAAACGCCAGTCGTGCCGAAGGAGGTCGACAAGGAGGTGAAGAAGAAGACCGGGCTGTGGGGCTGGCTGACTACGATCTTCGGCAGCGGCGGCGCTGGTCTCGCCGGGTTCCTCGGCGCCGACTGGCAGACCGTCCTCGCTATCGGTGCGGTCGCCCTGGGCGTGCTTCTCCTCCTCATCCTGCTTCGCCGACAGATCATCGGGGCGGTGCAGGACATCCGCGGCGCAGTCGAGGGCTGACCATGTGGGCCTTCCTCACCTCCAGGCTCGGGGTGTCCATCATTTGCGGATTGGCCGTTACCGCCATCCTCGGCTGGACCCACTACGAGATGTACGAGACAGGCCGAGCCTATGAGCGCTCGGCCATGCTCAACCGATCCGTGATCATTCTCCGCGAAAGGAGCAAAACCGATGCCGCAGTTTCTGCGATGGATGATGCTGGGCTGTGCGCTGCTCTCGGTGGCCGCATGTCAGACGCCGGCTCCTGTGAGTGAGTGCGACGGTTGGGCAAAGCTGAAGCCGAGCGCCGATACCCGTCGCGAGATCATCGCCAAGGATCGGCCGTTCGCTGAGCAGGTGGCGAGCCACAATCAATTCGGCGCTAAGCGCGGGTGCTGGAAATAGGGGCACATGGTGAGCGACATGACCAGATCAGAGCAGATCGTAAATAGCGTCATCATCACGGCTATAGCCAGGGTGGCAATGGTGTTCGCCTTGCCGGCGATCTATGCGGCGTTCCAACTCTATTCGAGCCTACAGGCGGCCACGCTCGACCGCATGAAAACCGACCTCACCAGCCAGATCCTGGCCGCTCAGGCCGTGGCTTCAAGTGCGCAGTCCTCGGCATCGGACGCGTCGACAGCGACGGTTGGTCTATCTACGCGCCTCACTGCAGTAGAGACCAAGCAGTCGGAAGCGGCGACGTCGAATGAGAAGTTCCAGACGGCCACGCTCAATCGCCTGGATAGAGTTCAGGATTCGATTGTCGGGCTCTCCAACACAGTGGCTGCTCTGACGGCTACCCTTCAAGCCGTTGTTGACGAGAAGCGTCGGCGGCCACCGTGACACTTGCGCTCGCCACATTGGCCTCCTATCTCGCTTGCCGCACTCGCTTTCGTCGAGCGCGCCTCAGGTAACGCCCGCTCCGGTTCGCCGGGGCGGGCTTTTTTTGCGTTAGGCTGGCGCTTCATGCTCAGCCTTTCTCGCAGTCTTATGGGGTCGAAATATTCGGCTATTGGCCTCTAGAATCATCAGTGAGGGCGTCTAATGGCTTTCCGTTCAAAGTTGCGCCCTCAAAACGGCAGTTCGTGAACGCGACGCCTGCCAGGTCAATATTGTCGAAGCGGCTCCCAGAGAGGTTCACGTCATTGACATTCCAATTACGCATGTCGACGTCGTTGAATGTTGCGGCTGAGAGATTCACTTGATCAAACATCGCTCTTGAGAAGTTGACGTCGAGGAACTTGGACTCCGATAGGTTGGCGTCGCTCGCGTCCAATTTTTCGGCCGTCTTGTGAAGTTCGATTACGTCGCCCAGCACTGAAAATGACAAGCGCTTGTCCGTGCTGTCTCTACCGATCGTTGCGGATAATCTGTTCCAATCTTTCATACCGAATTGCTTTGCGATGAGTTCGAGACACTCGCTGTGGGACAGGTCAATTTGGCGAGCGCTGAGGTTCTCGCGCAAGGATTTTGCCATGCTCTTGATGCTTGCAGAGCTAAACATTCCAGTTCCTCAAGGACAATCTGAACGTCAGGGCTCGCGTTGCTGACTGATTGTCTCAGGCTGGATGTTGGCCGAGATCAAATGTGCATTCACCAATCCGAATTCGGTGCGAGCAGCGGGCTGCACAGCCCTTCCGCCAAGATACACATCCAAAACACATCTTCAACTGGAAAAAGACCAGGTAACCACTTGTGGAGATGGCCGGCGAGCCCAAATTGATTGAGTTATCACGGGGAGCGTTCGGCCGTTGAGCCTCTGGAACCGGCCCGGCATGCGTTGCAGACACACCAGACCGGCCCGGATCGCCAATGGAGAGAGTCGATCAGCGTCATAAAAACCGGGAAGGCGGGTTGCCGTTCCAAATTGATGCTGCAAAAAAAGCGCCGCCCGGGAGAATGGAGCGGCGCAAGTCACAGGTTGGAGCGTCTATAGAAACGGACTGCGCGGCTCGCGGTTCGAAAAATCCACTCGGCAGAAACGTAATACCCGGCCGTTGCGGCCAGATGCGAACATTTAGTCGCTTGATGATTTCGGCCCCGAATTAGTGCGGCCGGCTGGTGTTTACTAACTCACCCGGAGGCAAATTCCAGCCGACCGCAGCGCCGAAGCGCCCTGAGACGATATCAGGGCGAAACACGGTTGGCGACTCAGCCGAAACGGACTTAGACCGGCGACATGAAAGCGACCGTTGATCCCGAAACCCGCACGTTCACTCTCTTAGCCGACGGCAAGGGTAGTAGGTGGATTGGACAATATCCGATCGCGGACTATGAAAAGTGGGTGAGGTTCTACGCAGAACAACAGGAACGCTATGCGCCGCACGCGCAGTCTTATCAGCCTGCCGTTGATGCCTTGGCGAGCATTGCTGACCAGATTCGCCTTTTGCGAGGCTGCTAGCCTATCGCACGTCCAAGTAGGCCGCTTTCGGATCGTATGGCACGACCTTCGTAATGCGATCCCAATCGCAGGGGATCTTGGTTCGCTGGCCGTTTATGTCGACCGTGAATATCCCCATGTCATCCCACACGTCGATGACGGATACCTCGATCGTAACCTTGTCGCCCGTTTTGAGCTTGCGTGCTTTCTTGGCCATGTTCCCCCTTATGCTGGCCTGAGTTATTCATCACGGCGGCGGAAGGCGCATGCGCGCCCGCATGATAGCTAACTCTGTCTCGAGCTCGGCGTTGGCTTCATTGGTCAGATCATTGGCAGAGAGCAGGGCTACGAAAGCGGCGCGGATTTCCTCGCGCGTCCAGCCTACCGCCGTCAGTTCGTCGAAGAGAATTTCAAACCCGGGCGTAAGCGCTTCCTGGCAGTCGATCTGCCTGTCTGGATATGGATCCTGGCGCTTTGGCGGATTGAACCACATGGCGGCACTGTATCGCCAATTGTAAGCCGGTCAACGGATGCTAGTGACCCTTGGTCTTATAGACGTTCCAGAAATGCTCTCGCTTGTCTTCGTTGGGTTCCAGGCAGAATTTCATGTGAGGTTCCTGGATCAGATTCAAGACGTTTTTTGCCACATCTGCCTTGTCGGGATCGCTCGAACCGACTGGCGCTTCATAGAAATCCTGAAAGGCGCCATCGGCTTCGGCCGCTCCTAAAAACACCGTTTGGGGTCGGGTCTCATTGTAGACGACCTTCAATCGTTCGCGAGCGCCGAGCGCATTTTTACTGATAAGTTCAAACACAGCCCGCTCAGACGTTGGGCAAGTTATCTTTTCTGGAAAAAAGTCAGGAGCTTGGCTTTCAGCGCGCACATCGCCATCGAACCACGCCAACAGCAGGCTTGTGCAGAGCGAAGTGCCGATTAGTCGCCATTTTTCGGCAACACCTGCGCTACTCATTGATATGCTCGCCCGCGAACGAGATGGATAGGACTGTCTCCAATATCCTCGAGCCGCTGTTGCAGTTCGCTGTTAAGGACGATCATCTCTTTCAGCGCCTTCATGACGTCGCCTTTGTGATAGGCCACAAACTTGTCAGCCACACGCTGCAGTTCGGCTTCCTGCCTGGCATCGAGGCGAACTATCCGGTTCATGCGAACCTCCTAGAACAGCGATCCTTGCGCCGCTGATTGCGGGTATTTGATCTGGGTTGCAGGCTTGTCGACGATGACCAGGGCGTCGTCTGGCGCCGGCCGCTGCAAGCCCTTGGCTTCCGACCACTGCGCATTCATCCAGACGTCTGCTTCCTCGGGCGTCGTGATGATGACGGGCATGGCCTTCTCGTGGATAGGCTTGATGAGCGCATTCGGGTTGGTGGTGAGAAAGCCGAAAAGCTCGAAGTCCTGCGGGCCATCCTTGACCTTCCTGACCCCATGCCAAGGCGTCCAGACGCCTGCGAAGAAGAACAGCGGGCGATCCTCGCCGTGGGCGAACCAGAAATTGCGCTGGATGCCTGTTTCCGGATCCTTGTCGCCAGGGGTGGGGCTCGGCTCGGCAAAGCTCGTCACCGGGACAAGGCAGCGGTTCTCCACGCCTAGATACTGCTGCCAGTGCTTGTAGCTCGTGCTGCGAACGTTTGTGGTGCCGTAATCGGCTTTGCCCGTCACGCGCTCTGGCGGGGTCGGCATGCCCCATTGCATCGGAACCACTTCGCGTCCGCCATCGGCGTCTTTGCGAACCACTGGTGCAAGGAAATTAGGATAGACGTCACGCGACGGCTCATTGAAGCCCGTGAGGTCGCGCAGCGCCCGCGTCCAATCGAGCACCGCCTGTTGTGTCGTTGTCAGGTTGTAGAGATTGCACATTCAGTTCACGGCTTTCCGGCTCTCAGCCAGTTTTCATAAGCGACCTGCTGTTCTGGCGTGAACTCTAGATCATCATCGTCGTCGTCGCCATGCGCGGCGTAGAGCGCGGCCTTGGCCTCGTCATCCATGACAAATTCAAGCTCGACCTCCGGGCGAAGGCGATCTGCTGGCCAATCTGCGCAGCATGCCTCAATTGCGGCTTGCTCGGCCTGATCCCATAGCGCAGCGTTCTTCGCGTCCTCGTCGGTGAAGTCAGGGTCATTTTCAGGGAAGCCGCGCATGTCCCAGCCCTCACGCGCAAAGTGTCCATCTGCTGCGTCGCTGGGATGGACACCCGCTTTGATCAAAACTGCTGCTGCCGCCTCCAGGCCGCGCATCTCTTCAGCTTCGGTCGCGCCTTCCACATGGAGTTGCAGGAACATCTTCATTGCAGCCTCCTTTGTACCCGCTATTCACACAGTGAACAAAAAAGGAACAAAAGAGTCAAGCCAACCCTTGACGACGTAGGAATTTGGTCCTTTTTCATAGGGTCATGCCCGAACCATATTGGCCGAAACGCAAGGGTGCTTACAGCCTTTCGCACGCGCGAGAGCACTATGAGGTTGCCCGGATATGGTGCCGGTACTGCCAGACGGAACGACACTTCCTGCTTGAGGATTTGAAGCAGCTATTTGGGGATGTGGAGTGCGACGACGTGGTTCTTCAACCTGGTTGGCGATGCGTTCAGTGCCGCAAGGAAGGAACCCTGAAGTTCGAATTGGTTCAGCCGTCGGCGCAGGACCGGCAGAAACTCGTTCTCAGGCGGATCAAGCACATCTGGTATGTACGCAAGGTCGAATGGTGGGACGAGCAGCCATGAAGTTCCATCTGCCGGAAATCACGTACCCTCTGTCGATTGGCACCATCGGCATCATCCTGGCCACCGGGCACGAGATCATGGCTCATTGTTGCACGAACGGTTGCCGACATGATGGTCGGCTCAATCTGGTCCGGATAGCCAAGAAGTCTCCGCTCGGACTGGGGCAGGGCACGTTACGGCATGAGATCCTGCCGTATGTTTTCTGCCCGGTCTGCCGTGAAGCCGGGCGAGATGATAAGAACCTGACATTCACGCTATGCACACCAGAGGCGCATTGCAGGTGGCCGAAGGCGGAACACGATCGGAACGAGGCAGCCAAGAGAGCGCGAGGCGGAGAGAACTGATGGTCGACCTGCAAACCGCGATGCTGTCTGCATACCCGGAAGCCAAGGTCATCGTCGACTGCGATCAGTGCGTCGTCCACGCGAAATACGACAAGCTCGAGATGTTGGAAGTTGGCGGAGATCGACCGTTGTCGGTGCTGCTCGCAGAGATTGTCAGGCGCAAGGGCTGCACACTGAAGGAACTAATCCCTGCCTACGACAAGTGCCGTGCCATCTATTCCAATCTGCCGGCGGATAAACCGGCCGCGCCGCCGAATGCCTACGCCAAAGCCAAGGGGCAGTTCTGATGAAATCTCCTATCAAAATCTCTGCCGCAGCAAGGGCGCGATTAGTCATCGATATGCAGCCATGGAGAGCCAAAGCGGGTGTGGAGCTAATTCCCGCAATTGTTTGGGAAAAATCTGAGGTCTCAATCGGAGCGTTCAAAGAGACTGAACGACACGAGATCCTTGCGAGAATACGAAGCGACAACGGATACGAGTATGTGCTTTGCACCGCGGATGAGGATGCCGAGGGGGTTGTCGGCAAGACGCTGGACTACCAGGACGGGAAGTACGTTCTTGTCTGATGGTGAGGATTTTTGCGCCACGTATCTGCTGCCGGAGAAGCTGGCCGCGTCGCCTAGATAGCGCCTCCAATTTATATTTCGACTTCAATTCCACCAAAAATCCAACTCCTATGGAGAACAGGCATGCTTATGGTTGCGAGTGTTTCGACGCTTACCGATTTGCAGGCGCTTAATCCGTCAACATACACTTCCGCGATAGTGACGGGGGCGGTCGCTCGAAACGGCACGTTTGTGTGGAATTCGTCGAACCTATCCGCCTCTGTGTCTCAAGACACCATGCAAGGCATCTTCGTTCCACCTTCGACGGACACCACCGGAGCAAGCGGCGCATGGGTTCGCCAGTTTCACGACGAGATTTTTGCGGCCTGGTTTGGCGCTATTGGCGACGATGTCACCAACGACACCGCAGCTTGGCAGTGCGCCCTCAAATTTGCTGCGGGCAGAACACTTTGTGGAGAGCAGGGTAAGACATACAACCTAACCGCCGAGTTGGAGTTGCCAGACGGATGCACGTTGGCCCTGTGCAAGTCGCGGTTGAATTTCCGTATTTCGGGATCGGTGCGATGCGTTGTTCCTGGAAACAACTGCCGCGTCTACAATGGCACCATCAAGAATTTTGGAACGACACCGGGCATCCCAGGCGACTTTCAGTGCCCGATCGCGATCGGCAAGTTCACCGCGAACGTCTCGGTGGCAAACGTCCATGTCTTCAACATGACGATTGAGAGTGACTGGGTTGAAGGCAACGGCATCATCATCACCGCTGCGTCGAACAATATCCTGATCGAGAACATCAAATTCCCAAACAGCCCAATGTTCTGCCCGGTGCTAGCTCACTGGGGAGGAACGGCCGCGGGTACCGGGCACCCATATGACGTCATCATCAGGAACATAACTTGCGGCAACATAAACCCGGCGGGATATCTGATTTCTCTCGCGGCTGCTTACAACGTGCTCGTTGAGAACGTGAAGGGTGGCACCTGCTACTATGGCTTCCACAACTATGCCGGCGACTTCACCAACATGTATGCGTCGGCTGATGTTAAACCCCTTGTCGGCAAGAGCATCGTCGCACGCAATATCGTAGCCATGGATGTGCAAAACGCAGGAATTTGGGTCGACGGGCAGAGCTTCAATCCCAACCTGACCAACCCGCCGGCTGTCCCTCTGGAAATGGATGGCATCATTGAAAGCTGTCGTTTCTATGGAGCCGGGGCGGTAAACCAGTCACCTGAACCAACGGCAGTCTGGGGCGCTAAACTTGCGAACTGCAGAGATCTCGAAATTAGAAACAATCATTTCGAGTGGTTTCAATATGGGGTTGTCCCTGCTGGTCCTACCGAGCGCGTCTACCTCATTGGCAATCTGATCCGGTCATGTAAGTCAAACGGTATTGCAGTCGGCCATTCGACCTATCCGCCTGTCGACTGGGTGATCGAGAGGAACGCTCTGCAAGGAAACAACCGCGCGGGCTACACAACTGACGACGGCGCGGCCATTTTGGTTACGTCTTCCTACAACACCAAAATCCTGGGCAACCGGATCGGCTTTGCCGGCTCCGAGTTCTCGTATTTTGGAATTCGGGTCGCTGCCTCTGCCGTTTCGCCAGTGCTTTGCGACAACTGGGTCAACAAGCTGGCTGCAAACGGTGTTGCCTATTCGATCGGGGTGTTGACGTCTTACGATATCAACGCGAGCGGCAGTAATAACAGAGCCGCCGCAGGTATCGCTCTCTGGGGAGGTACAACATTGTTCAACAGCCTTGCAGGCCCGAGAGAAGGCGTTGCGGTCCAGGGGGCGGCGCCAACTGCCGGCACGTGGAACGCTGGAGACCGGCTGTACAGCCGAACGCCGACCTCCACTCTTATCGGGTACGTTTGCACAACAGGAGGCTCGCCTGGCACTTGGCGGTCATTTGGTAGCTGAGCGTCTCCAAATGGACCGGCAGACACCTTGAGGTCGAAGGCCGGCTAAAACAGTCCCCACACCCATTCGCCCGCCAGGAATAGCGCGAACGCAACCAGCCATAGCGGGAGCATCCATAGTCCGTTGGTGAAGCTGCGGGGCAGGCGCATGACGGTATTTCAGACCAAAAACTGCGACGATGCAAAATCTGCCACGGAAATTACCACGGCACATCAACCCTGTTAGGGTAAGCGATTGTGAAGTTTGCAGAAATCTCGGCTGGAACCTTTGATCCCAAATCAGGTGCGCTACCAGGCTGCGCTACACTCCGAGGCCGCGTGTTGCCTAGTGGGTCGCACGCCGCAAAGCAAGCCCTAAAACCATTGGTCTTGCGGTTATTTCCATTGCGCAGTAAGCACCGGGGAGGAAACGGCGCGCAGCCGAGCAACGAGGTCTCCATGTCCGCACGCATATTCAGCCCAGCCAAGACAGCGATGCAGTCGGGCAAGGCCAGAACCGGCAACTGGGTGCTTGAATTCGATCCGGAAAAGCCGCGCAAGATCGATCCGCTGATGGGTTACACCACCTCCGGTGACATGAAGAGCCAGATTCGGCTCTCCTTTGAGACGCGCGAAGAAGCGGTCGCCTATGCCGAGAAGCAGGGGCTGGCGTTCCGCGTCGAGGAACCGAAGGAAAGCAAGCGCCGGCAGATTTCCTATTCGGACAATTTCCGCTATGACCGCCGCACGCCTTGGACACATTGACTGATGATTGTTGGCTGCGAACGCAGTCGACTGCCGTTTTTTGATTCTGCTGCCCCAATCCGGGGCAGCCTGCGGTCCCGTAGCTCAGCTGGATAGAGCACCGGCCTTCTAAGCCGATGGTCACAGGTTCGAATCCTGTCGGGATCGCCAATAATTTCAAAACATTACGTGCTGCTTTGAGGTTTTAGAGGCCCCCAGCCTTAGGGCCACTTTTTCCCTTTCAGCCCCTTCGGCTTCATCCCGTCCGCGGTCTCCATGAACTGAGCCACGGTATCGACCCATGCCGCCGTCTTCGGAGGTATTTCCGCTTCCTCGGTCAGCCATGCCTCGACCAGCGACACATCACAGCCCAGCGCCTGCGCCAGGGTTTCAGGCGACCAGCGGACAATCGACAGACATTCTTCGAGCCGTTCAGGTGTCATCGCAAGGTGTCGTCCTGTTTCATCCGTGGCTTCCTCAATTCGAAACCGCCTGCAGTTCCTTCGGCAGGGGCTGACTGGAGCATCGCATATGCATGTCGCGGGCAATCTGCTTGCGCTGCTTGTCCTGATGTTCCTTGATGGCGAGCGCAATCCCGATTCCGTACGGGCCAAGCAAGAGGCCAGGTGCCAGCTTACGGGTCTCTTTCTCCTTGGCTTCAAAAGCCACAGCAGTCGCTCGAACCTGTTGACACTGCTTCGATCGCCATTTGGGATCTTTGGTCGAGAGCGTGGCTGCGTAATTGGTCGGGGATGTCGCGCAGGCGGAAACGAGTGCCATCAGCAGGACTGCTGTTCCCGTCCATATTCGATCCAT